ACTGCACTTACAGACATATCATTGTCCTCCTGTTTTGTTAGGCCGATGTTCTTTGAATTTCAAAATTAATTGAAAACATTGGCCGGTTTTTATTATCGACTCCCAGGTAAAGCGGATCATGGCCCGCCTGAATCATCTTATAAATCGCTGAATTTACCGTTTCATTTACCAGTCCATGGAGAGATACCTTAACGGCTACGGCTTTCGCGTACACAGCCTGATAGCCACCTTCTACCCCTCTAATTAAAGCCTGCACCCCGGTATAATCCCACTCATATCTTGATTCTGGTTTTCCTAATCCCTGATTATCAGACAAACAAATACAAGAATCGGGAAGTTCGGGCATCATACCAATAAAAATATCAGTCCCTAATGACCCAATAGAATCATCTTCAAGAATGTCTTTTATATCTTCGGCAACTGAGTTCATCTAATTTTTGCATCCTCGGCAATTATTGATAAAATCTTATCTGCATTTTGATATAATGCATTTCGTAAAAACTGCGGTTCAGCCCTTCCCTGTGGATCCCAAAATCTCCCCTTATGTGGCCTTGGCCTTGGTAATCCCTTCAATTTCCCAGATGCCTCATGAACAAAAGGAGCATAAAAAGCGGTATATCCAATTTCGACACCAAGTCTCCCCATGGAGTCATGAATTGGATCAACATAAGCGGATGCCTTCAAATTTCCAATATCAACAGGGGTTTTCAACTGTGCTTCTCGTTTTACGAGTAAACCAGCAGTCATTAATCCTTTCTGCGTTCTATTTTCAATTGCTTTCACTTCTCGATTGAGATTTTGCAACACTTTGTCTAATCCGGTAAGATTCAAGCTCATATCAGCCACGCAGTCCTTACAAAAACATTTGCTTTCGGATCAGGATTCTTCGAGAATTTCATAATTTCAAAAGACTCTTCATCTTCAGGAAGTTGGGAACTATTCAAATTATCAAGATCAGTCAAGGCCAATCTCCCCCCAACTTCAACATCATCACTCAATGCAACAACAGCCTTTGAAAGAACTTCTTCCATATTCTGTAATACAATCTTTTCCTGTTTAACCATCCAACGACATTCAACTTCTACAGGGGCAGCAAACGTCTTTCCTCCATACCCATCATTTACCGGAGAACCCCAATAAACAGCGGTTTGTCTCAACAGATTTTTTCTTACTCGATTGTTCATTTATACATCCGTCGAATAATCAATCATTCCGATACTTGCCCGTTTTCTACCAAGAGCCGCCAATCTGCCAGTAAAATCCAAAAGCAATGCATTCTGCCCATAAGGAGTAGATTCAAGACCTTTTCCGAACTGGCCCATATATTTCACCCTTACCCCCTCATTACCGCCTGCCCATTCCTCTATTGTTCTCTGATCCCTGGAACAAATAATATGAGCAACAATATATCGTTCAATTTCTTTTAATGTTGCATCACCAACTTGCGTATCCCCGGAAAATGCATTTGTTACCAACAAATTCCCAGCAGTAATAAATGGAGTGATATCAGTTATTGATGAATCAATATCAATTATTTCTCGAACTTCTGCGGAAGTAACCCGGCCCATTATTTTTTACCTCCATATAAAGCAGGATCAACAAAGGCATTTACAAGATTCTGTTTCCATTCAAGCCCTAACCATTCAATCATTTGTTTCATCTCTAATTGATCCCCGGCAATTATTTTAGAGGGCCAAACTTCCATAATTTCAAGACCAGCCTTGTTCATTTGTCTGAATCTATCTTCATGAACTTTTACCCAATCCAACCAGCCATCTTTTGTCTTATAAGCACGCATGAAAGAAGTTCGCAAACAAGATTCAGCAATTTGATCAGCTTCACGTCTTACAATTACCCATTTAGCAGCAGGAAAGGCAAGATGCCACATATACCAAAACAAACACATCTTCGCCCCCTTGTAATACCAAATCCCGTCCTTATATCCTTGATATTGTATTACTGATTGTATCCTTTTTCTCCATTGTTCTCCTTGCTGTTGAGTTACCTCAAAAACCTGCCGGGAATTAGGTAATGGCCTTTGCCCTAAAGGGTCACAACCAATGCTTTTCAAATATGGTTTAGTAATTGAATTTCTTATTTCAAGATTTTCAAACATCCCCTTTTGATTATGAATATTCGGGCCTGCCGTATCCCCGCCAAATCCACCACAAATATGAATAATCCCAGCGGTCATACTTGTTCCAGAACGGGCAGCGCCGGTTATAAGGATAGGATCAATCATACCCAAATCTCCTTGACCCATTGATGTTTGCAAGTATGTGGCCGCTCTCTCCCGTGGAAACAAACAATATCAAACTCATTTGGCTTATTACTCGTACTTGAGCAATGCCTTTTGTATGATGCTATTCTTGAAAAACGGCCAATTGATTCAATTTTAACTCCTCGTTTTTCAAGTGTCTTTGAAATATAAACCTGATCCCACCCCTCATAATTTTTACGATCAAATTTATCAATTAAATATCTAAAATCCCCATGCCAAGCCATTATCCCAGATGCCCACATCCCCTTTTCCCTCCTGGAAGAATTAAAAGGAGGAAGCATCCAAAATTGACCATTATCCATCCTTGATACAGAATTTACAAGTTTATCAATATTATGTAAAATTACTGTATCAAGATCAATATAAAGTACCGGACCATAAAGAGAAAATAATTCAAGTTTGGACCACCAACCCGGAAAATTCTTTTTAAGTATAATTAATTCAATATCCTTAACATTCATATCAGTTAAAACACAAAACTTATAAGGAATTGTTACAGTCTTTTCAATCATTCGTTTCATAATCTGGACGTATTTTTCGTCATAATCCCCACCAGATTTGAGGACACAAGCAATTGTCAAACAAGGAGAACGTTTTAATTCAACAGATTTAATAACCTTTTCATTTTTCTTTGTTTGAACTTCCCTCTTTCCTGTTGGCAAAGGAAGTTTGGAAGGTTTTGCAATCCCTTCGATTATTCCTATTGATTTAGTTGTTAATGAATTAACATTAATCCCATTTGTATTTTCGGTAAAATATGTTTTATTCCAAACTTCCGGTTGAACACAATTCCAGGCAAAATCCCTATTATAATAATCGTTCCATATTGTAAGGGTTTTAATCCCCATCGAAGCAGAAAGAATTGTCAACCCGGAAGGATAACCAACAACCAATTCTGAACCTTTCAATAATCCAAACAATTGCTGAACAGTCGTCTTCCCTACAAGATCAATTGAGTCAGGAAAATTCTTTTTTATTTCATTCAATGGATTATCATCACCATCCCATATTGCTCCGGTAAATACTGCTTTCAATCCTGTCCGATTCAATACCTTCCTGATATACCCAATAATATTCTTAATTGGGAATTGCTGCGTCCAATAACTATAAGTCCCACCAAAAATAAAATAAAAAACAATATATTTCCCAAATTGTTCTTGACACATCTTCTGAAAATTAAGTTGTTCAAGAGAAACAAACATTTTCGGATTCCAGGAACATTTCAAATCAGGATCAATCTCATTCATACTTTTGCCAATTCGTAAATGGCCATTATATGAAACGAAATAATTACAATTTAAAACATCTCTGAAAATTGTCCTTCCTTCTTGAGCATACGCTTCTTTCCAGATTTTTTTATTACTTTCCCCATCTGTAGAAAGAGAGAACCCGGAAGAATGAACAAAAGGAAACATTTCAATAAAAGGAAATGCCCTCTTGTGTCCGTTGTATTTTTTCTCTTTATTACAAGCAACTGCTATTTCAGGAATTCCAATATTTTCCCTTTCAATCAATGCCGGTAATTTAATCAAGGACCAATATGAGTCCCCAATCCCAGGAGGGAGCAAAATTGTTTTTCTATCTTCTTCTGGTTTGGCACAAGTAAATAATATTTTTGATTCAATTGGATTTTTTATTCCACTGATTATAAATCCTGTTTTTGCAAGCAATTCTTTTAATTGATCTGTATTAAAATACCAAATATGTTCAATCTTCCAATGATGTTTTCCAGCCTCAACATGAAAATTGGGAAAATCAATAATACATTTTCCACCCTGTTTGGTAATTCTGAACATTTCCTTTATAAAAGAAACCGGGTCAAGACAATGCTCTAATACATCATGGCACGTTACAACATCAAAATGATCAGTTGGGAATGCAATATCCTCCAACATCCCATTATAAATAAAATTCCCAGTAGGGGCATAGGCATATTGGGAAATCTCACAACCATAAGCCGCCGCACCCCTGGACCGGCATTCATCTACAAACGCCCCGGAACCGGAACCAACATCAAGCAAAATAAGTTCACAACCTCCATAAATTCCGTAATCATTTGCCCGTAATTTAGCAATTCTCAAGTCATGATCATAATCTTTTGCCTTATATTGTTCATTTACCGGCTGATATTCCTGATAATATTTCTTATATTCTGTTTTAACAAAAGGAAGAGTTGTCTGTCGAATAACCCCACAATCAAGACATTCGGCCAATTTTATTCTTGATCCATTTTTAGCAATTACAGTTTCCCCTTCTGGGGTCACTTCATAATATTGTGATTCCCGCTCTGTGAAACGGTCACTATTACAAATACATTTGGTTAATGCATTCATTTAATAATTGCTCCGGGTAATTGTAATCTCATTTATGTTTAATGATTTATAATTTTGACATAAATCAAAAATAACTCTTGCAACTTCTTTCGGGTCAATAAGTTTATCCCAGTCAGGACGATGCTTTGTCATATCGGTTTTCATTGCCCCGGAATAAACATTCAAAATTTTTATATTGTATTTTGTGGCTTCAAATTTCAAAGAATCGAAGAACCCTTTTAAGGCGTGTTTACTGGCTGCGTATGCCATTTCTCCCTTTCCGGCTACTACCCCAGCCAGAGAGTTTAAATTAACGATACAGCCCCCATTCCGCCTGCGGAATAGCGGGAATAATTTCATAGTCAGAAGGACTGTTGCGAAAAAATTTACATCCATTACTTTTTTAAGTTCTGCTTGATTAAATTCCCCATTAGCATAAATCCCGGCACAATTAATCAATATATCAATCCCATCAACCAATTCTGCTTCATGACATAATGTATTGATTGTTGCGGGATGAGTTAAATCCCCGCTTACCACAACACCTTCTTCATGCAATTCATAAATGTCATTACGATTACTCATTATCAAATAATTCCCATGGCCAGAAAATACATTAACAAGTTCTTTTCCAAGTCCCCGAGATGCACCTGTAATCATAACTTTCATATGAATGGCAGCCTCTCATTCTTCAAGCAAATTACCGCTGGAACTCCCATCAAATAAGCATCAAGCATTGCCTTTTCGGTCTCAAATTGATTTCTCGGAAAGAAACCATGAACATTTTTCAACAAACCAATAAGCCCCTCGGGATTCAATGCCCTATGGGTCGGCCCATGCGTAGGATAGTCAGAATTGCCAACCAGTATTACTGGCAAATTCTGCTCATCAATATCAATCTTTAATTGTTCAAATGGCCTTTCAATCAGGAACGGAGTCAAGGAATAAACAATTGGCCTCAATCCTTCACAAGCCATTCCAGCAGCTACAGAAAGGAGGGACTGTTCACAAATCCCCATGTTGTAAATCCGATCAGGAAACCGTCTCTGAAATTCATCCATTTCCTGAAATACATCACCGTGAAGAACGACAATTCGTTTATCCTTCTCCCCAAGCCTTACAATAGTTTTACCGAACGCCCTTCTCATATATCACCAAATAAAATTCTCTCTTGTATAGCCAAAAGAAGTCATAAATGGAAAAATAATTGATGCCATATTCTGTAAATACTTAACACTTGCTTGTTTTTGTCCCAACAAATTCATTATCCCGTCAATATCCTTATTCTCATACATTTCTTTAAATTTATTATTCGGTGTTATATTTTGTGGAATCCATTCTTCAGCATATTTATTGACAATACTTTCATCAAAATTATCAATTTCACAATGATTTAATACCTTCAATAATAAATCTTTTCGTTGCTCAAATGAATAATTCAAATCAATAGGTAAAAACATAATATTCGGATGTTGAACAAATTCCGTAGCCAATGCAACAAAATTATCAATAATATAAAAATGTCTGAATTGAGGATGCCTTACTTCTCTTGTCAATATTGCGGCCAATGGATCGCGCACCGGAATAACTGTTTTAAAAAAATTACAGAACAATAAAATTGTCGAAATCGGAAGACTTCTCATTGTCTCAAGATTACTTTTCCAACCATTATAAAATTGTTCATCCATTAAATCAAGACCACTATCCTGCTGGACTATCGGTAAATGAATATGAGCAATTGTTTTTTTATCAAGAGGGCAATCATACTTGTATTGATAATTAATATGTTCTGCATCGTATTTCTTCCTATCTTCAAGCAACAAAGTAAGTTCTTTTTCTTGTTCAAAGAAATTCAAAAGAAAATTTATCACAAACCAAGTTCCGGTATGCTGAACAGATGGAACAAATATAATATCGTTCAATTTCAATTCAATTCCTCGAAAGCTAAATCCATAAATTCTTTATTAGGCCAATTGGCATGCCATTTAGGATCATTTTCCATATAGGAAACACCTTTGCCCTTTGTCGTTTGGGCAATTATAAATTTAGTTGTTTTACAAGGTTCTTCAATTATCTTTCTCAATTGATCAACATTATGTCCATCAACAATCCAAGTATCAAAACCAAGAGCATTTGTTACTTCATACAAATTAAATGATAAAATATCTTGATTCCAGCCTGAACCTTGAATTCTATTTTCATCAACAATTACAATTAAATTATCAAGATTATGTTTTTTGGCAATTAACATTGATTCCCAAGTCGTACCCTCCTGGGCCTCGCCATCACCCATCAAAACATAAACATTCCCTGATTCACCTTTCATCTTTTTGGCAAATGCCATTCCAACAGCAGCAGGAAAACCATGGCCCAATGATCCTGTTGTATAATTTATGCCATTTGCTACATCTCTTTCAGGATGTCCAGATAATTTCGGATTCAACCCATGTTCCTGAAGAATCACATAGAGCGGCCAACAAGCATGGCCCTTGCTCAATACAAACTTGTCATCTTCTTTAAGACAAAAATCATAAAGAGCAATTAAAATTTCAACAATTGAAAAACAACCACCATAATGATACCCACCGTTTGCAGTAGAAAGTTTTAATGTATCACGGCGAAGTTGTTTTGACCTTTCATTCAACATATAAACCCCACATCAGGACGGTCATTCTTGTTAGGATAATCAAGCCCTTGGACACTCCCTTGATATTCAGCCGGTACAAAATTGTCCACCAAATTTTTATGGACAAATGTACATTCCAACAGCGGAGGAACCAGATATCCATTCATTTCCCGCATTCCAAGTGAATTATTGGGATGGATATGGACAAGATGAAAACTATCCTTCAATTTTCTCAATATATCAAGATAAGCAGAAAACAATTCCTCATTAAACTTTTCAAAAACACCAGAATAAAAACTATTGAAATATTTAGTCAATCCTTCTCTTGGTTCACAATGAACAAGATGAAATTCAATCACAATTTGAGAAGCACTATATAATTCAAGTGGGGCAATTTTGTTTAACGCTTCCCACTCATTATATTCAACATCAATTTTAAGCATTGGGGATTTATGGAATTTGAAAAATTTCAACGAATTCTCAATTCCTTCTTTGACAAATACAAATCTCCCATTCTGTTTAGGTAATCCATCAATTGTCGGGTCAAACAAAAATGCCTTCTGAATATTAAGAAATCTATTCAATAAATCAAGTTCGAACTCAACATCATCCCCGATCCCATAGGAATATAATGCATCTGATTGTTCACAGATTTCTTTCAAAACAACATAGCCACCATCATGATCAGGACCAACCCTAATCTTGGTCAATCCTATGTCAACCAGTTGTAATTCTTTCAGAAATTTGCCAACATTATTCATTGATTCATCTCCAGAATACAACGACAAACTTTTCCTGATTTAACCATTTCAATTGCCTTGTTTACTTCACTCAATGGAAATCTCCTGGTAATCAAGTCCTCAAGATTTATTTTCCCATTCAAATAAAGTGCGGCATATCGAGGAATATCAACAGTTGGATTGGTCAGCCCTCCTTGACTATCAATTATTGTTTTCCCGGTATACATATTTCTTGCATTGGAAATCTTATAATCAACCCCAATCTTAGGTTGACCAACAAGAATTAATTTCTTCGATAAATGTAATCCCATATCAATAATTTCAGGGACTCCGGTACAATCGACAAATACATCTACACCCTTTCCACTTGTAGATTTGTTTATTTCGTCAATAATAAACTCTTGATCAATACTGGAATTAATCAAATGAGTTGCACCAAATCTCATTGCCATTTCAAGTTTGCTATCATGAATATCAATACCAAATATTTTATCAGCACAAACAAGTTTTGCCCCTTGAATCACATTAAGGCCAACACCACCACAACCAGCAACAGCAATGGATTGTCCAATCTTTAATTGTGCTTCATTATTTATTAAACCAAATCCTGTTGTAACCGCACATCCAAGTAAGGCCGAAATCTCAAAAGGAAGAGCAGAAGGCACCTTTGTTAAACGATTCTCTGAAACAACGGCCATTTCATTAAATGTTGTTACCCAACCGCCACCAACAGTTTCTGCCCCAAGTTTATATTTTGGCGGTATTGCATTAATCCCTTCTCCTTTTCGCCAATGCAAACAAACATGATCCCCATTTTTTACAGTTGTTACTCCAGGACCAACTTTCTCTACAATACCACCGCCTTCATGCCCGAGAAGATGGGGAAGATATTTATCTGGCCCTTTTGCCCCAGATATTTCCCCAATCTGAGCGCCACAAATACCAGAAGCAAATACCCTTACAAGTACCTGTCCAACATCAAGAATATTCGGAAGAGATATATTCGCAACAACCAAATTCTGATTCAGTTCTGTAAGTATTGCAGCTTTCAAATTAATTTCTCCAGCTTCATAAATGGAAAATCCTTTATTGCACTGTCCGGTGTTGCGTTGATGATTTCCAACCCAACTTCTGCCGCATCCCTTGCAATATACGGCCAACAGCGCATATGATTTTTATACGGGTCAAATGTCTTCGCTCTGGTCGGATAAAAATCATGAAAATTATGTCGATCATTATCAGGATGCATATCAAACCCAAGTAAAACAATCCGCCGAGCACCAAACCAATAGGCAATATTAATAGCACTGGCACCAGAGTTGCCATTCCAAGAAACAAATCCAACTTTCTTTGTTTCAATGCCATAATTTTTCGATCTTCCAACACGACGAATCCCCCTCCATCCTTTTCCAAGTTCTGGAACCCGCCCACAGCTAGTCACCTTAATTCCGGGCCACTGGTCGATACTTGGGGCAAGCTCCCTGAACTGACAATCCCCAAAGTAAGTTACGTCCACCCAAGGGTAAACTCTGAATGCTTGATTTACTCCAATTACTCGTTTCAATCTTAAGCAATTCAGTTCCATACCCTTCAAAGATGGCCCGCCACCGATAATAAATATGGTACTCTCCGACCATAGCTTTGGTATTACCCAGGGAGTTCTTTGACAGGCCGGCATTACTCATTCAGCCCTCGCAATGCTTCCCTCAAATCATCGTCTGTTTCCCAATCATCATTCCATTCAACCCCGGCTTTCTCCAGTTCCTTCACCAGATCATCCCAGCCAAGTTCATTAATATTGATTGGTTTAACTTCACCTTGAGTCAATTCAATCAAAAGTTTTTCTGCATCCTTCTTCCTGAGTGCCTTGGCATTTACCGGCTTATCAGGATTCAAGGAGTTGATTATATCGTAAAAAGCGGTTGTTCCACGTCTTACCATTTCAAGTTGGGCAACCGGCTTATTTTCTTCCTGAATAATTTCCTGTTCAATCTTTTGCTCTTCTGCATCTACCGGACCATTTGAAGTCAATGCATCAAACTGTTTCAGCCCATCAATTCCCAACTCAGAAGGATAACAATAAACAGTATTGCCGGGACGAAGGACAGCACGGCCCTGTACCGGCTGTCCATTCACCTTCGTCCCTTCCTGAAAATTACGAACCACATGCATTCCAGTATTTTTCTTTTTACGAAATGTTTGCCTTTCCATTTTCAATCTCCTTGGTTATGAGATAAATTATTGTTAAATCAATTAAGCCGAAAGAACAGTAATACCACAATTGCCATTCTGATCAGCCCGGATCTGCGGAACCATAATGGCCATTACCTTATAGTTGGTCGCAAAACCACCGCCCTCATCCCACTCAACAGTCGTAATTGCCATACCTTCAACAATCCGAACCGTTTCAGGACGCATTTCAGCAAGTACAACCTTGTTTGCGGTACACTTATCTGCAACCTTGATATCCTGAATACCGCCAATCTTCATGATACGCTCCCTGATCGTAGTCCCAGGAGTAGACGTATCATAATCATTGTCTAGTACGGTTTCATAACCAGTCGGAACATACAATTCCCAAGGGCCTTGATGGAGGGCATCAATGCTGGCCTGTTTCATGGACAGGACATCATCCAGAATTTCCGCACCAGTCTTGCCAGATGCATCCCAGTTCTGACTCAATGTTACACTGTTCTTGTTGGGATGATCCAGATACCCATACAGAGTCCCACCACCATAAGCATAAGACGATGCACCCTGAAAAAGGATGGTTTCAATCTTTTCTGCAACCTGGCGAGCAGCCAAAATACCAGTGGTCACATCAATCGGCTGGCCAGTGGTCCGAGAAGCTGCCAGAACCCGAACATTAAAAGAAAAATCCTTATGAACAATGGGCAGAGGCAAATACTTCAGCTCATAATTCGGACGATCCTTGGTGCTCCGGGTAATCGCGTCCATGGTCATTTCAGCAGCGGAAAGCTGATCAATGTCCTCATATTCCAAAACCGTTTTACCAAGACCATTACCAATCCGGTAAACCAGATTCTTAGAATACAAGGATGCTACACCAACAAGCCGATCTTCGGCAGCCTGAACAAGAGCAGTATCAAGTTCGATCCACTCTTTCGTACGAAGGGTTGCATTCAGGTAAGGAGCAGGAACCGCAACAGCCTTGCCATTATACATCTTCGTTACATAAGCCCTGCCGTCCTTCCCCATATAGGGCTTCAAGCAATTGGGGTCCATTCCATTTGCAAGCAGTCGTTTACCTACGCTGCCACCAAGAATCATGGGCATTCCCTGCCCAGGGGTGATAATTTCAACATTTGCTCCCATAATATATCTCCTTTTAAATTGATTAACCTTAAACAACCATTACTTTAATGCGACCAGTAGGATCGGCGGCAGACGAATCAGACATATCCACCGCTTCCAGAGCCAAGGCCACAATAGCCCGAGGATAGATAGTACCAGCACCGGCAGAAGCCCACGTATCGGCCACATACTTCTGGAGAGTACCATCCCCGGCGGACTCCAGAAAATCACCTACAGCGATATTCTGACCATTGGCAAGCAGGGCATATACTTCATCCCCAGGCTGCATTACATTGTACTGAACCTGATCAGCAGCGGCATAAGCATCACTAATGTCATTACCCTGAAGATCATCTTCAACAGCAAACATCGGGATTGCATTACCAGAAGCAGTTGCGTGGACCCTGACCTTGCTGGTGCTCATCAGTTCCACAAGATGGCCGGGAGTAATAGCCGCATTGGCGACTGCTTCCCGACGAATTCCATGTCCTTTCAAAATTACTGCATTGTTAGCCATTATTGTTTCCTCCAATAAATATTAAATTGATTACTGTTTCTTGTTAAACATCGTTACAGGCACATATGCTTCTTCGGGCTCGGTCGAATTCGGAGTGAAAGAACCATTTGCCCCAAAATAAGCAGGAGTCTCAACAGCAACAGACTGTTTAGCCAGATGAGCAATAGCCTCAAGATTCTGAGTATCCATAGCCTTGAGCTGTTCATCTTTAAACATATTGTTGGGATTTTCCATAATCTGTTTCATCAGATCATTCCGCTTATTATCCAACTCCCGAAGGCCAGCGTTCAGCACTGCCCGAATTTCATCAGGAGCAGATTCGAGATAAGATTTCATATCAACCTTAGCGGCAGTATTCACTACAGGAGCAGTCTCAACTTTCTTTTCCTCTTTCATTTCGAGACTGTTGACAATCTTATCCAACTTGTCTTCGGTCAAACCTTCCAGAAATTCCTTATCTGCATCGGTGAAAGCCGATTTCTCGTTTGCGATTAGTGCAGCTACCTTCTTGGGGCAACAGGTCTTCTCAGCCATTTTCTTTTCCTCCGTATTTGTTTTAACTTGAATCGTTTCATTTGTTACCGGGATATATTTCAAATCTTCCCGCACTTCAGATATATCATCGCCAATAACAACTTTGTCATCTGCGTCAATTTGGAAATCACGTTTAAACAATTTCCTGCCCTGATCAGTACGTTGGCTATATACAAAATGATCATCATATACAGCCTGGATCATATGCATTGATACATAATTCCCGTCTGATCCTCTTATATCCAGCCCATCAATAAACTGATAAAGCTGATTTGCAATTCCCTCATGGGATAATTCATTTTGGACATGTACGGCAGAGGCCAGATACTCCTTAATTTTTCCCGGCTCAATTTCTACCGTTCCGCCCACTGCCAGCACAACCTTTGTTTTCATCTTGTTTTTGTCCTCCTGATTCAATTTAATATTGGCCCTAACGCCACAACCATCATCCCACGAACAAGCACCCTGCGCCCCTGGGAGCAACGCAAGATGGTCCGGTATAATCTCAGTAATTGAACCTGAATATTGTTCTCCGTTCCAAGTTCCAGGTATTCCATCATCAAGAGCAAGCAAACCAGTGCTTACATCCATCGGCTCATTTGCATCAATGGCTTCCAACAATCCAGGCTGTTTCTGTTTAGCCAATTCAATATTGATCCATGCATCTGCCCTCAATTTACCATCGACAAACTTTGGATTTTCTAACCAACCAATTGACCACTCAGCGGAAACAATAGGATCATTACAAAGTAAGTATTCCCCAGTATTATCTTGAGGATGATAAACCGGAATCGGCATCCTTTCCCAATCCTGGACAGATGCGGCAATTACTTCCGAGGGATAAAATACAGGATTGCCAATCGCCCCATGATGAACTCCTTCAACCAGCATCACTACAGGATAAACTGCATAATCAAAACCATTATGCTTCCGTTTTGTCCCGGTCCCGGAAAAATGTACTTTGAATTCTCTAAATTGTTTCATTGTTCAACCTCTGGAATCCAAGGAATAGCCACGCACCTGCATTGTGGGTGGGCAGGAATCATCCCTTTTATTTTCTGAATATCATATACCCTTCCGTCCATTGGGGCACAAATCTTACAAACCCTGGAATCCCCAGCGGTTGACCATTCAGCTTTTACTTTAACACCTAACAATCCTGCCCTTTCATATTCCGATATTGTAGCCATATGATGAGCACGGATTATTTCTGTCCTGGCCAATATTTCCGCTCTTCTCCTGCCCGGTATCCATCTCCCCAATGAATCAAATATTCCAAAATCTTCCCCCATTCCGGTAATAATTTTATCCAAAATAGAAGCCAACTCCATAGGGCCACGACCTTCTGCCATCCCTTGAGCCAATGCCCTGGAAATCATCGTGTCCATTGCGCTAGTAATTCCCTGCAAATCAGTAAATGTCCTAATATATACCAGTCCAACCCTTTCAACATTAAAGGGCTGATTAAATACAACTGTTAAGGAATCTTCTCCAGGCATATCCCCGAAATCAGGAATATCAATACCAGCATTCCTTAATTCCTGCCTGCCCCTCTGCAATCCCCGCTGATAAGCAGCTTGGATATAAATATCAGTCCAATTCGCCTCTGTTATCCTTCCGGTTGGGGAAATAATCTTAATCCCCCTTGTACCACCAGACAGAATATATTCCTGATATTGATCCTGTAACCAACGCATAAACTCCGTTATTTTATCGGAGGATAATGCATAATCAAATTGAGCAGGACCAGCCTCAATATTTGTTCTAATTCTTGCCGGGGTATTCAACCCAAAACAATCATTATCCACAATCGAAATTCTAATTACTTTGGCAAGCTGGTTGAACCTTCTTCGCATTTCTTTAACAAACCTATTTCTCAATGTCAAAGTCCTGGTCGGATCAACCTGATTTATTCTTATGCCGTTTAAAGGGGCTGTACAGCAGCTACATTCCATTTTCTTATTCCCCTGTACCTTCCCCTTCATTTTCCCCAGAAGTCGCAGGAACAGCTAATTTGCCACCTTCCTGACCTATAAGATCGTCATCCCCTTCCCCGTCATCCTGAATCAAGGTTTCATTCTGCTTTTGCCTTGCATCCATAATCCTTTTTACTTTCTCGGAATCCAAATCAAGAATTTCTTCAAGGAATGAATCAAACGGAATCAATAATTCAGTATCCGGGGCAGTTGCATAATTCTTAATTGAATCTGACCTGACCTTGCCAACATCGGCCTTATCTTTATCGGAAGGAGCAGACAAATCAGCCCATTCAATTTCATATCCATCAGTTCCAGGAGCGGTTATTACTTGATTTTCAATAAGTTTATTGATAACCGGCTCAAGGATAAACGGATTAATAAAATAGATTCTCCGATTTTCCAATTTATCATTCCAATGCCCCTCATCCTGGGAAGAAGCCAATTCACCCCGTTCTGAGCCTTCCAGAATCCTTTTTGGGATACCAGTTGCAATTGAAATCATCAATAATTGTACATTAACATGATTAGAAGGATCAGCAATATCAGAGGACAATTTCTCAACTTCAATCCCCTGAAGTTTCATATATCGCTTGAAATCATGAACATATAAATCAATTTCATCTTCCAATTCGGAAGCAGTAGCGGTTAAATCCGCATCAGCCTGAGCCTGAAAGGCAAATCCAGGGAAAGCCCCTTGCCAGAACATTTCTGCAGAACCGCCAACAATCAATTCGAGATTTAACAGGCGATTGTAAATCCTCTCCAATATCGGAAGGGCAAATATGTTTGATTCAAGCAATCCTTCTGTTACATGTAAAACTCTTGAATGATGAACCAATAAATCATTTGTAATTTTTGCATTACTTCCCGGCTCAGTATATGAAAGCTGGTATACTTCCGGTTTCCCATATCGCTCTGAACCAGGGTTTCTGTCCCAACTTTTTATTGTCGCATTCCCTTCCGAATAAGGCTGGAGATAAAGCAATTCGACCTTGCCAGTTACAGGTTTAGCCATATCCTCTTTTACTTTTACATCTGAGAAACCAAACAGCAAAACACCATATTGCCCAATTCTAATCAATTTCTCCAAACGAATTATTGTTGAGTAAATATGATGCTTCTTTTCGAGTTCACTCCATTCCTTTTCAAAGATAGTTTCATTATCAACTGACTCAATTACCTCAGGCATGGACTGCCAAGCACCATCAACAGGAGCATCTATAATCCTTGCCGCTATATCTCCCCGGCGATACTTCCCGTAATAATCATCGAATGTTATTTCATTTAATTGAGGATAACCAAGGGCCTCGTACAAATCCCTTTTACCATGAAAGGACTGACCCAATTTATGAGCTAAAGAAGCCCTGGAAGTAAGCAACGAAGAGGACAAAACACGATGAATAGAAGATCGAAGCATTTTTCTTGCTTCTTCTTTTACATTTACAACTTGTTTTGGCTTTGTTCTATTCATCTGTTCAACCTTTTTAAGTCAGCGGGACAATTTATATCGGGGCCACAATCATTATTAACAACTACACATTGAACATTTATCCCATTCTCCAACCATCTTAATTGTTCCAACCTTTCATATTGCTCAAGTTTAGTTGGCTTTAATTTAGATACCTTTTGCAATATCTCGTTTCTATATGCATAAATCCCAATATGTTTATGCCAAATCGGAAATAGATCAACCGGATAAGGAGACGAATCAGGAATTGGTCTACGAGAAAAATACAATGCCTTATTATTTAAATCAAAAACAGCCTTAACCGTATTGGAGTCAAGGAAATCTCTCTGCTGTCCTACTCCTTGAGCGATTACCGGAGATGCTATATCAATATCCTTATTATCGACTAAACATTGAATAAGTTGTTCACAAACTTTTGGATCAACAAAAGGAAGATCACCTTGAACATTTAATATAATCCTATCAGAACGCATTCCATTTGCTATTTCCGCAACTCTATCTGTTCCTGATTGATGATTCTCGGAAGTAAATATTGCAATTCCGCCAGCATCCGTAACTGTTTTAATAATTAAATCACTATCAGTTGCAACAACAACGCCATCAATTCCTTGAATTTCCCTAGCCCGCTTATAAACATGAAGAACCATTGGCCAGCCAGCAATAAGGGCAAGTGGTTTACCAGGGAACCTTGTCGACGCAAATCGAGCTGGAATTACCGCTATTGCATTCATCTTTGGGCAATGCTCACTTTAGGTTTTGAACCCCAAACACCAGCCACTTTAACATTAGTCAATTCATCAAACGCATCTGAAGCAGCGTCAATTTGATCCTTTGTTCCATCAGGAAAGTTTTCAGCTTCCAACAAAAATGATTCATTCCAACTTCCTCGTAACAATTTAACATTGCCGGCTTGTGCTTGTGCCGATAATGGAGTTGCTCTTGTCTCTTTGCTCCCGGAAACAGGATATGAAACAATATTATATCCGGCCATTTCAGAAATAAAATGTTTCGCCTGAGATTTCCCGGCCTGCCCCGGATCTTGCGGAATCCGCACTTTCGTTTTTACCCCATCCTGTGAAGCGGTATTCTTTATTGTCGAAAGAACTTTACTTGAATCAATTTGACTTCTTTCAATATCCTCAACAAAATAAATGCCCCCAACCTTGACCATCTTGACTCCAACAGTCCAAGCTGGCCCATCCGCCTTTTCCCGAATTTTCTTTTCAACAGGATCAGCTTTTGTCCCGGCCAAGTCCCAAGCCCTCACTCTTTTGCCACCTGCCGGAATAGCTGAAACAATCTCAAAATCAGAACGCCGAAAAAACATACCGGCAGAGGGGCGAATATTCCAATTCCCTTCAAGAAGTTGTGCCCGCTCTACCCTTGGAAGGGCATGAAGTTTAGATAAATATGCCGGGTCTTTCTCCAACAAAATCCTATTATCAAAAACAGAAGAACGGATAAACGTAAAACTTGAAGGAATCAACATTGGATATTTATCAACCAATTCCTGTCTTGTTTCTCCCCAAACAACCTGATCCCCATCAAGAACAAACCAACGAATTACCCCAGAGCGAGATTTAATTACAAATCCATCTTCCCCAATATACCAATCAATAAATTGCCGTACCCAACTATCAGGATCAGGATTACAAGTGCCAAGAATTTTCCCGGATACTCCAGAAGCAGACCTATTCCTAGAATACATATAAGAAAATTGTTTCCAGGTGAAATGAGTTATTTCATCGAAACCAATAAGGGGAATCTGGGAACCTTGCCAATCAAACCGATCCTTTTCATGTTGCATGTGAGCAAATGCAACTCTCATCCCCGTTGAAAAGGTAAATTTCAATTTATTTTCATTTGATTTTGCACCAAGTGGAGTATAAAGCCCGGTCGCCTCATCCCATAATGCGCCTTCCTCCTGAATTTGTTTTGTTGTCCTCCTGAATATTACCGCGCCAAACTTGGAATTGTTAAAATTATAAAGAGGTTTCAACAATAACGCAAAGGACTTGCCGCCCCCGGCACTCCCTCCGAAAAATACAACATCAGCCGGACACTGCAAGAAATCTGTCTGCGGTCCAGGCTGGGGACGAATCTCAATAATGTTCTGTTTAGGGCAGGCTTCACCCATTATTCAAACTCCGTTCAGGAGGGAGAATCACAACAACATTGCCAGCCTGGAGTGGTTCCCCATTAGGACCAGATATTTCTTGCTGTTGATTTACTGTCCAGCGTTTATCAGGGGATAATTGTTTTGTCCGATTTGTAAGCCAAAGAGTTGCAGCGCCAACATCAGGAGGATAATGCTTTTTAATTGGGGTGATTGTTACCCCTCCCATATAACTGCTTATATGGACATCCTCATGGGTGTAACCGCAAGCTCTATGATATAAGGATTTGGCCACGTTAGCGTCTGCAATCTCCCTTCCCTCCCTTATGGCCCTAAAAAACTCATCATATTGTCTTATCCAATTTTCTATGCTAATCGTGGATACTCCTAACAATTGCCCCAATCTTTCATTAGTACAACCCAATAAACAAAACTTATGAGCTAATTCAGGGTGAACCTTTGAGTCATATATAGGGGGTCTGCCTTCTGGCTGTTTAGGGACAGGGGATACTCTTTGAGGCTTCTTTCTAGCCTTTTTAATTGGTTTGGGGGGAGATTTTGTTTTTGTACGAACCATTTTCAATCTTTTTTATTAGGGTTGAATGACTTATTTATCTTAAATATATAGGATTTTATTAGGAAAATAAAGGGGTTGGATTTTTTTTGGGGTTTTTCCTCTTTTTTCTTACTTTTTCCTTTTCTTTTTTTTGAAAAGGATATATATTTAAATTAAGAGAGGGAGAAAAACAAACCCCAAGGAGGACAAAATGAAAGCAACAACGAGAGTAAGGTTTATCGGAACAGGAACAGCACAAAGATCGGCTTTATGTCCTTTTGAATTTGCTTATGTAGAGATAGAAACAAATGGTATCAGGTATCGGTGGTTTAATGAGCAGGGAGCGTGGGATGCCCATAAAATTTTTGGAAAGGAAGGATGTCTTTGTGATATCACTGCAAACTTCACAGAAAAAAGAACATTGCAAAGAGTAAGGGTATTAACAAGTAACATTCCCAATAATAACATGAGATAAACTAACCTGTCCTGGGCATGACTCTAAACTGCCCAAGGGAGGACAAAATGAAATGTACATGGTTTTATTTTATTAATGATAATTTTTTAAGCGTTCGCCGTCAAATCCATGTTATTATTGATGGCCAATTTTATCGAATTTTCGGGACTGAAGACCGAGAAATTCGTAGAGTTGAATCTGCAACGAAACAACCCAAAATTCAAAATAAAAAAATTATTAATCAACTTTTAGAAGCGGTTGATAATTTTGCTCAAGTTATTTAAAATTAATCAAAATGACCAAACAATCTAATATCCTGGTAGTGCAGTGCTCATACTGCACCACTTTTATCCGGGTAATCGATTCCAAAGGAACCCAGGGTGGTCTTTCTCACGGGATTTGTGAAAAATGCTTTGAAAAATTAATGGAGGATTTTGAGCAATGCAAAGAACTCATTTCAAAGGAAAGGGACAAAAAATGAATATCTTGGTCACAAAGCATATCAATCAGGCTCATTCTTTAGCTTGGTCCTTTTGCCGAACAACTGGGATTGATTTTGAGGAATTGAAATCTGAAGCCCTTTTGGCCCTTTGTATTGCTGTTGATAATTATAATCCTTCCAGGGGAAAATTATCAACCTGCGTCCACCATTATGTTACCAGGGCATTATGTGATTTCGTTAAAGATCAAAAGGAAAATGTTTGTGATGAATATGAAGATATTGCTAAGAATATCAACACTGAAAATACAGCTGTTTTTCGGCATCTATTAAGCAATTTAGGGGAAGAGGCCAAAATGGTTGCGAATATTATCTTTTCTGGTCCTGCGGAAATTATGGGGATTGCTGCCGATACCTCCTATTATTCAATCAAGGGAAAAATCAAGGAATTTTTAGTTGGTAAGGGAATTAAGAAATGCAGGATTGATGAGGCTTTTGAGGAATTAAGAAATTTATTTTAAAAAAGATTGTATTTACCCTTTACTTTTGTTTGAAAAGGATATATATTTTAATCATAGAGAGGAAGAAATCAAACTCAACAAGGGAGAAAATCATGACTACGAAGGGCGAATATATCGAAAATCACCCCAAAAGCGAATTGGCAAGAAGATTAAATCTTAATGATTGGCCATCAGATACAAAAATCGAAATTATCGGAGGGCTTATTGCTCCTTATAACAAAAATAGTAATCTCTATAAGGCTTTGCAAATTACGACCAAAAAAGAATGGATAATCGGCGGCCACAGACGGTATGGTACAGAGGGCTGGTGGATTGCGGTAGCTTAACAAAAGGAAATAACTTATGATCAGACAACAAAACATAACCGGCAAGGGCGGTAAAAGACCAGGGGCAGGACGGCCAAAACTGCCCCTTAATCGAAAAAAAGTAGCCTGGCTGGCTACCCTATCCCCGGAAGTGCGAGAATGGCTACAGGGGCAGAAAAACGCTTCCAGGATCGTAGAAAACCTTATCAGGGAGAAAATGAAAATAGGAATTGTTTTATTAATTGTTTACTCCTATCTTTTTGTCGGGTGGATCGAATGGATACCGATCTGAAACAAGCCGAATTAATGGGGAATAAAATTAAATTTTCTTTTCCCCGAACTTTTATTGATGCCAGAAGGGCTAAACTCCTTTCAGGTCGAGGATATATTGAAAAATTTGATTTCTGGACCTGTGATCTTTTAATTCAGAATGTAATTGCCCTTAAACAATGGGGATTCACTTTTGAAACAAAATTAAATCATTGGCATTCCCAGAACAAACCAGAATTAAATGAATTATCAAACAATTTAAAAATCCCTTGGTATAGGATAGAAGAAACTGGAGAAAAACGCTGTAATAATTGTATTTATAATATCGCTTATGCCTGCGGAATTTGTTCAGAATTGAGAATACCGGCCGAAATATGGAATTATGGTTGTATAAATTTTAGATATTTTAACGGATATTTTTAAACAATCCAGTATAATAAAATAAACAAAGGAGGGCATAAATATGGATAATCTCAAAACAACAATTATGCGACGAGACAATCTTTCTTCCGATGAAGCGGATAATTTAATCAATGAAGCAAAACAAGAAGTGAATAATGGAGCTGATCCAGAAGAAGTTTTATATAATTATTTCGGGCTTGAACCGGATTATATTTTTGATCTTCTGGATTTTTAATAATATGCTCAACATAAAACAATTATATCAGGATTTTCACCTAAATGGGATAACATCTGGACATAAACACTGCTCAGGTGGATGGATTCATATTGAGTGTCCATTCTGTTCCGGCAATCTCGGTTATCATTTAGGGTATTGTTTTGATATTCAATCTAGATTTTTTGATAAATTTGTTTGCTGGCGTTGTGGCGGGAAATCCCAGAGAAAGGCACTTTCAGGACTTTTACGAATCTCAACTTATGAAGCTGATGAAATAATAAGAAAATATACCGTTTTAACAATTCAAAAAAAGAAAGAGATAAAACGAAAAAGCAATTTCAAATTTCCGGGAGGGATGACCGATCTACTGCCGCATCATGAAACATATCTCAAAAAGCGCAAATTTGACCCAGAACTGATTAAAAATAAATATGGGGTAAGAAGTACCGGTCCACTTGCCCCACTGGAAATAGAGGGCAAAACACTCGATTATAGCCACAGAATAATTATTCCGGTTGAGTGGGAAGGTGAAATTGTTTCATTTCAGGGACGGGATATTACTGGAAAACACAAATTGAAATATATCGCCTGTCCCCAGGAATTAGAAATAATCGAACATAAAACAATCTATTATGGGAATCCAATAAATGAACGATGTGTAATTGTTGAAGGGGTTACGGATGTTTGGCGTTTAGGAAATGGGGCCATTGCTCTATTTGGGATCAAATACCGATTGGAGCAAATCAGAAAATTAGCAAAAATGAAAGAAGTATTTTTATTATTTGACCCTGAATCTCAAGCCAGAAAACAAGCTGAAAAAATATATTCTGAACTTTGTTTTCGAGGGATAAAATGTTGGAAATTACCGGATTTGAAAACTGATCCAGGGGATATGGAACAAGAAGAAGCGGATGAATTAATGTTTAAATTGGAGATGAGGAAATGAAACAGATAGAATTTGATGAAGTAAAACAATATTTAGAAAACGGTTATTCCCAATTCATTTCAAAAGATTTTCTGACCCATTTTTCAACTGAAGAAGGAGTTGTCAAAAGATTAAATCTTGAAACAAAAATGGAAACCGTTTATTCCAAGCTCCCAACAGGATTTTATATTGGGTTGATAAGGGAAAAGAAATGAAAATACTAATTGATTTATCGGAAATCCCGGCCTGTGAATTGATCCATTTTCATAACGGAATCATTAAAAAATTGGGAGAAAATCACGAAACAGCAATTGCCATCCGGGAATATCTCTCAAAAGATAAATCTTGGACAGTTAAATATTTTAAAGGTAATAAAGAGATTTCATCTATCATCATAAGATAATGAAATAATTAATAAAAATATCCCTTTATTTTCCCTTAGATTTTTAATATAATAAGCCAGAAATAAGGATACCCTGACTGATCATCGGGGGAAGCTGCCCAGGCTGGAAGGTTGATATTACGCCAATTATATCAACCTTCTTCCCTTTCAATTAACTTGCGGATTCACGCCGCAATTGGCGAGGTTCAAATGACATTTCTATTTTTTCATTGCCATTTGCAATCTCTAAAGGAGGTAGTAAATGGGCCGATCAAAACAGCATTATGAACCAAATCTTACAATTAGCAAAAACCTTATAAAAGAAATTGGTTCATTTCCAGCACTTTATTATTCTTATCTTCTTTCAAAAATACCTTTCATAAAAAATGAAAATAAATCCGGTAACGGCTATTTTTCTATTTCAATCAAGGAACAATCCGAAGATTTAAAAACAGGTAAGGAAAAAATAAATTCACTTCGAATTGAACTTGCCTCATTAGGATTAATTTCTGTAATAAAATTTGGATTTCCGGCTAAATTTTATTTTAAAATTTTATAATAGGTAAATATTATGACTGAATCAAAAGAATTATTTTTTCAATTATTTTCACAAAATTCATTTCTAAAAATAAATAAAAAAATCCTCATGATTTTTGGCCCTGAATTTTCAGTCGTCCTTTTAAATTTAATTGATAAATTTGAATATTTTGATCAAAGGAATATGACAGAGGATGGATGGTTTTTCCTTACAGAACAAGAGCAAATGGAAAATACAGGAATGTCATTAGAGAGACTTCAAAAAACAAAAAAGAATATTAACGAAGTTGGATTTATTGAGATAAAAAGAAAAGGAATACCGGCCAAATTATTTTACAAAATAAATTACCAAAAAATCATGGGATTTTTAGAAATAAATAAGGAAAATACAACAATTGATGATGAAAATATTAGGATAACAACTAATAACAAGTTATGGCTAATATCGGTAACTGGAGGAATCAGAGAACGGTCACAAGTTATGGCTAATATCGGTAACTATATAAGGAGACCTAAAGAAGGAGACCTAAAGAAGGAAACTAAAAATATGGAGCGTTCTCGTCTTCCTATTTCTCAGGAAAATAATTCTTCAAAAAAACCTTCCTTAAAAGAAAGGAATGAAAAGTTCCTCCCCTTGGCTGAAAAGCTATCAAAAACAATCTCCTCAAAAAAGAATATCATTCATACGACCAAACAATTAAATCAATGGTCCAATGAATTTCGTATCCTTGAAGAACAAAATGGAATTGAATTAAAAAGACAAAGAAAAGTCCTTTATGAATATTCAAAGATTTTTGGGCTTGATTATGTTCCTGAAGCTGAAAGCGGTTCAGCTTTTCGGCAAAAGTTTATAAAGATTGAAGCTGCAATTGAGCGCCATAAAAATCCTCGTAAAAACAATCAACAATCCAAACCAACCAATAGATTCATGTCTAAAAATAATGCTCCTCGGGATAGGATCGATGTAGTTGTCGATAATGGAGTATGGACAAGATTAACCAATGAGAATGGAGATAGACTCAATGTTTGAAAAATTATTGGAATATGGAGTTCCTTCAAAGATTGCTAAAATTGCATATAAAATTTACAGAGAAGGGAATCAAAAATTTAATTTAGGTGAAAGTATTTATTTTACCGGGGAATCAGGAGCAGGCAAAACAATATCTTCTGTTCTTGCCTTGATTTATCATATTGAACAATGGAAATTACATCCTAAATCATGGAATGATCCAAGAGCGGCAATTTTTATCAAGGAAAATGATATTGTTGAATCAATCAAAAACAGTTATTCCCGACCAAATATAATAATCCGGGATTATGATGAAACAATAGAAGAAAATCCATATAGGGAACAAAAGGATTTTGTTTTTACCGCTTCTGAAATCCTGATTAAAAGATACAAAGAAGTTGAATTGTTAATTGTAGATGATTTTGGAATAGATAAAACAACGGATTGGTCCTATGTTATGTTGTATTCAATCCTTGTTGCAAGATACGAGTGGGAAAGACAAATTATCTTTACTTCAAACTATTCCTTAAATGAATTGGCTGAAAAACTTCAAGACATCCGTTTGACTAATCGGATTTCTGATTGGTGTACTATTGTTCAGATGAAAAATAGAGATTTTAGAAAAAAATAAGCTAGATTTCTCTTTTCCCGAGTATAATAAAGAAAAAGATAGCCGTCGGAGAGAAATTTATAATCTATTTTAAGAGTTTTTTACCTGACCCATATCTTCCTATTCATTTTAAAGAAAATCGTTCTACGGGCAAATTAGATATCTAGAATCGAGTGTTGATAAAATGAAAATAACCTGGAATTATATTTCAATATTTGTTATTGGATTTGGAATAGGAGCGTTATTTACCGAAAATTATCTTGATAAAATCAATAAGGCAAAAAATCAGGAAGAACTTGAAATCAAATTGGAAGAATATTTAACTTATTGTGATGCAAGATTGCTTTCTGTCCTTAATTCACTTGATATGCGTTGCCTTGGAGAAGTAAATGCAGCAGATGGGGAAGTGATTTTATACCCTGATTGGGTAAAACCAAAATTTATAAAAGAAAAAGAATAATTGGAGGATTCAATGCCAGATATTAAATTTAAATATGATCTTGATCAATTGGTAACAACTGTTTTTGGTGATTCAGGAATTATTTCTATGCTTGGTTTTGATGAAGGTGGACAAAAATATTTTGTCCAAACAAAACAGGATGGAATGTGGCTTAAAGAGGATAAAGTTTTTGAACATATCAAGGATTAACTTAAAATTTATAAAGGAGAAAATGCCTATGGAAAAATAAAAAAGCAATTTAGGAAATTGCAATTGTCTTCAATCAAAATTGGTTTGATTCGGAATGAATTTGGCCGGGAGGAAATTAAAAACTCCCGGCCTATTTTTGAATTTAAGGAGGGAAAATGGCAAGAAAGAAAGGAGATTGCAGTGATATACTTTTAAAGGAATCAGTATTGACTGATTGCATTTGCCCAAGATGTAAAAAGAAACATCAAGTTAAATTGTTCTGGACTGGTCAACTTCCTGCCCGTAAATTCTGCCTTAGCTGTTTAGCAACTGTGAATAAAATTGGTGATAATCCTCATTGCCAAAATAAAAATCAAGGATATGCAAGGCCAGGACAACCGTAATGTCTGAGCAATTTATCGAAAGAAGAATCATTATTGGCCTGATTACCAATGATGAATTTCTAAGATTTATTTCTGAAAAATTTCAAGATCAATATTTTCAATCCCAAGCGGCAAATACCATTGCTTCATGGTGTATTCGTCATTTCAATACTCATAATAAATCACCACAAAGAGATATTGAATTAATTTTTGGATCATATAAAAGACGAAATATCCTTACCCAAGAACAAATTGAAGATATTGACGATATTTTAACCAGCCTTTCGGGGGAATATGAAACCAATGAATATTCCTTTTCTGCATTAATTGATGAAACAATAAATTATTTTGATGAACAAAAGGTAATAAAACTTGCTGATGAAATCAAGCAGCTTGCAGAGCAAGGTGATTTATCACAAGCAAAATCAATAATTGAAAAATATTCCCCTTTTGAAAAGGAAGAAAAATCCGATCCCGATTTCTTTGCCGATAATATTGATCGAACAAGAAAAATATTCGAGGAAGTTTCCGAATCAATAATTGAATATCCTGGGAAATTAGGAAATTTATTGAATAGGCATTTTGTAAAAGGTGGCTTTGTTGGATTTCTTGGGCAAGAGAAAGTTGGCAAAACCTGGATCTTGATGGACATTGCCTTTCAAGCCATGAAAAATGGGAGGAATGTTGCCTTTTTCGCTGCTGGGGATATGAACCGGGAAGAAATGGAATTAAGAAAATATATCCATCTGGCAAGGAGAAGCAATGAAGTTGAATTTTGTAAAGAATTATTAATACCTGTTGCTGATTGCTGGAAAAATCAAACAGGAGAATGCCAATCTGCTCCTGGAAACAGCCCATTTATCGAGGAAAAGAAGCCATTTAAACTTGAGGGATTAGCCAAGAATTATTTACCGGCATTTAAAACCTATTCAGATCATATACCATGTGCCAAATGTGCTGGCACCCATGAATATATTGGTGCCCCCTGGTTTAGAATAAAGGAAAAATGTGAACCATTGACTTGGAAAGAAGGATATGAAATTGAACGTAAATTTGTAAAAACATTCAGGGGTGGAAAATGGAGATTTGCTGAATATCCGGCGGATACATTAACCACCAGGATGATTGATAATAAATTAGATGAATGGAAACAGGAAGGATTTGAAGTCGATGTAATTTTGGTTGATTATCCCGATATTATGGCTACAGAAAAGGATGATCAACGTAAGGATTTCCGGCATGGGGAAAATTCTAAATGGAAAAAATTAAGGGCTATGGCCCATCGGCGGAATGCATTCATTGCCGCTGTTACCCAGGCAGATGGGAAAGCTCTTGGGAAAGAATGGATTTCACTAGATAACTATTCGGAAGATAAACGGAAATATTCACATGCAACAGCCTTTTTTGGTTTGAATCAGACTGACGATGAAGCAGAGCTGGGGTTATTTAGGATAAATCAGTTGATGGTGAGGTCCGGGAAACGGGGTAAAAAATATGTTACAGTCCTTCAGAGATTGGAGATTGGCCGGGCATTTTTGGGGAGTTATTAAAAAAAAATAATAAAAAGCAAAATATTTTGGTAGTTTTTTTATATTTTTCAGTATAATAATAGTGACAATAGGTTGTCGGCAAGATGCAGACAATATTTAAACCAAAATATTTTGGAGGAAACCATGAGTGAGAAGGAAACGGTAACGAGGGGTGAATTGGTCAAGGCAGCCAAGGAGCTTAATGATGTGCTGTTTGAGGAAGATGACAAGCAGCGCATTGATATCAAGGCAAATGCCAAGGTGCTTGATCAGAAAATCCGGGAAGCCAGCACCCTGCTGGCCGATGATGATGAGATGTCCGAGGAAACGCTTGCGACCCTAAAGACTATTGGTGCTGACTTGCCGGAATCAATGGGTGGTACGGCAGGCGGCGAAGAGGGTAACGAAGAAACCGGAATGACTGATGCCGAAGAGCGAGAACAGGGCGAGCCGGTTGAGACCGAAAAGATTGATACCACTGCTGCTGTAAAATCTGCCAAGGTTGCCAAGAAAGTTGCCGAACTTCAGGCTATTGCCAAGGAAATGGGTGTTCGGATTGCCCCGCCCTTCCTGAAGGACTTGAAGAAATGCCGTGACTATGTGGTTGAGAAGCTCCAGAAGCTGGCCACTGAGGGTCGGCCTGTAAAAATGGCGAATGCTACCAAGACACCTAAGAAATCTTCAGGTGAAAAGCGTTATACCAGGGCGCAGTCCTTAGCGGATGCCATCAAGGCCGGGAATACTGCCAAGGCAGAAATTATTTCTGAATCCAACCGCCTTTTTATCGAGAAGGGTGGCAAGGATAATGAAAAAGAAGCTGCCTGGATTTGTAGCCAGGGCCTTGCGGTTCTTGCCGCATACGGCGTTGTAACTGTCGAAGGCAATACCGTTACCATTGTGGAGTAATGGGTCACGGATTAAATGTGAGAGGGGACAGTGTATATTGCCCCCTCTCTTTTTCACTTGACAGTTATTGGAACTGTTTAACAAACTGTCATCATTGCTATCTGCGCAGATTAAACAGAACCTGGGGGCAAGACCTTCGCCCAACCTCCCCAGAAGAATTAGATATTAAATTGAGAAATGGGGTATTAAATAAAAATCCTAAATCCCCAATTGCGCATTGCCTTGCCAATAAAAAAACAATTCGTTGGGGTAATAAAACCGATCCTTTCCAAAAAATTGAACTTCAAAAACAAGTAAGCAAAAAGATTTTTGAAATTTTGATTAAACATAATTGGTCTTTTGTAATTCAAACAATGCACACAGATGTTTTGTTGAATTACGAAAGCCTAATTTTTAAGGCAGCTCAAAAGAAACTCATAACAATAATGCCTGTTGTTTCCCCTGGCCTTGAAAGGGATTGGGAAATTTTGGAGCGGAAAAGAACAAATTCCCCATTGGAAAGGCTTGAGCATTTATCAAAATGGATTAAACAAGGAATTCCGGGAGGAATAAATGGAGAACCATTTATTCCTGGTTTTCATAAAATATCTGAATTTGAAGATGCCGTCAAGTTGTTAAAAAATTATAATATCAAAAGTTACAATACGTACAACCTTCATTTTAATGATCATGTGGCGAAAAATTTTCATAGTATTGGGTTAGATATTGAAAAAATATGGTTTATGAATCAGGATCGACAATGGAAAAGAATTTTGAGGAAATTAATGGAAATTTCTCAAAAACACAATATCATCCTTGGTTGTCCTGATTTTGTTAATACCGGGCCTAAATGGATTGAAAAGGCGAATACTTGTTGCGGAATAAATGTTCCTACCCCAACAACATTTAATACTCATTTTTGGAAAAAGAAAATCCAAGAAGGGGTTAAACAAGAAGAATTTTTTGATCAGTCTTTTGATGGCTCTGGAGATTATGAAGAAGGAAAGAAAATAGTTTCGGAAAAATCATCAAAATTTTATACATTATTTGATTCCGGGGTATATAATGATATTTAATCATACCCCGATAGAATTATATAAAATTGATAATCATATTGTTTATGTTAAAAGAGAAGATAAAATTGTTTCCGATAATGGCCCAACCTTTTCAAAAATTAGAGGATTAATCCCGGTATTAAGCCGATTAAAACAAGCAGGTTTTATCCATATAGGATATACAGAAACGAATATTTCTATGGCTGGCTGGGGAGTAGCCTGGGCCTGTAAAAAAATCGGTTTAAAATGTATAATTTTTGATCCTCAATACAAAACAAAACAGCCATTACTTGATTTTCATAGAAATCAATGGCGAGAATTTGAAGCAGAAATAATTCCTATTCAGGCCGGTAGAGCCAAGGTCAATTGGTATATTTCAAAAAAGAAACTCAAAAACAAATATAAAAATTCATACCTATTGCCGCTTGGATTGAAATTTCCTGAAACAATTGATGCAACATATGAAGAAGCCATTTGGACAAGAGCAAATTCAAAAATAAAATTTAATACAATTATTTTGTGTATAGGAAGTGGAACTATTGGGGCAGGAGTCATTAAGGCATTTAATGATGCTAAAATTTACGGAATCATAACCCGTTCCTGTAATGTTCAAAATAAGATACATCATATCGAGGATATTGGCGGATTTACTCAAAACGGTTTTTTTAAAAGGGATTTTGAATTAATTGATGAAGGCTGGGAATATACAGAAAGAAGTAATATTGAACAATTGTTTCCTTGTCATCCTTGGTATGATTTGAAAGCGTGGGAATGGCTTTTAAACAACATAAATAAACTTAAAAAACCAATATTATTTTGGAATATTGGAGCCTTGCCAAAAGAATTTAAAGGATAAAATAATGATTGATTATTATGAATTGAGAAAAATTGTTAGCAAAATCATTCCTCGTCAAACAAGATTAAAACTTGATAAGAATATAGTGGATGCTGTTAAGGAAAAGGGGAGGAAAACAGGATACCATCAATTCAATATTAAGAATAAGGAATGGGTAAAACAAGAAAGATTGTTAAATACTGAAACAGTAAACAGTTTTCTGGAAATATCTATCAGGGCTGCTGCTTGCCCTATGCCGCTGAATTTGGATGTTTGGGACGGACTTATATGTCCCTTCAAATGTATTTATTGTTTTGCTAATGCTTTCCGGGCCAGCCTTTATACCGCCTTTTTTGATAATTCCAAAACAATGGGATACCGCCATTGTAATCCCGATTTTTATAAAACAGAACTTGATAAATTAATGGGGAGTAGGGGGCAAAATCCTAAAGAGCTTTCTGATATTAAAAAAGCCCTCGCAATGGAAATTCCTATAAGGTTTGGAATTCGTTTTGAAGATTTCCTTTATGCGGAAGGAAAGAAGGGGATAAGTTTGGAGTTGCTTCAATATCTTGCCAATGTTGATTATCCTGTAATGATTAATACCAAATCTGATCTTGTAGCAAGGGAAGAATATTTGCGGGCATTGGCGGATAACAAAGGGAAGGCTGCCGTCCATATTACAATGATTTCCTCAAATGAAGGAATATTGAAAAAACTTGAACCAGGTGCCCCGACATTCAAAAAAAGAATAGAAGCCGGGAAAAAATTGGTGGATGCTGGAGTAAGAGTTGTTGCAAGAATTGAGCCATTTTTATTGTTTGTAAATGATAATAAGGACGATGTTGAAGATTATATTTCTCAACTTAAAGATGCTGGGATTAAAAACATAACATTTGATACATATAGTTATACCGCCCATAATCCCGGTATTCGATCCGCTTTTGTTTCTGAGGGATATGATTTTGAAAGATTATTTCTTCTTGGTTGTGACTCTCAGGCAATAGGATCATTATTGCTTGGTTCTTTTATGGATATTTTTCAGAAACAAGGATTTAGTTGCTCGACATTTGACATGGGTAATACTCCTCAAAATAATCAAACGGTTTGTTGTGAGGTTGAAGATTGGTTTGGAGATGGATATAATTATGGGTGTACAGTTTGGGCTTCAAGATACATTCAACAACAAAATGGAAAGCCGGTAAATTGGTTTGAGTTTGAAAAATTTGTTGAAGGAAAGGGCGGGTTTCTTACTGAAAAAATCAAAGCAGATGTAAAACAACTTTGGAATTGCGACGGGAATAATGCTTATAGTCATTCTTGGGCAAAAGGAATGGAAGCTGTTGGAATAGATGAAAACGGATTAATATGGAAATTCGTTAAACAAAGTGACTTTAGACTTGATATTTTAAATTCTATCATTTAATCAGGAGAATAAAATGGGAAAGAAAATTTCAAAATTGGTTGAAGAAATATTTTCACTTGCAGTTTCTATGGATCAATCCGGGAAACTTCGTAATTCAATTTATGCAATCAAAAACAAAATTTATATTCTTAACAGTGATTCCACAGTTCTTTTGAGATTCTTTTTAAGAAAATTTGAAACACCATTTGATCATCCTGTTGCCTTCCGGGCAAATGATTATGATAGCAGGGAATTTGAAGAAAGAGATGGGAATATTGTTTTCATTACTAAAGAAGGCGGGTATTTGCGAGAAAAAAGTTGCCGGATTCCTGATTCAACTCCTGAAGAAATTGAAAAACTTTATCTTTCATACGACACAGAAGAAGCTGATAACGAAGTGATTATTCCCAAAACTATTTTGAGCCTTTTGGAAGATGGATTGAGCCATATTGAATTTCGTGGAGAAAATGGGAAATTGTATATGGTTCAGCGTGATATTTATAGTGGTTCCATTATTGAGATTTCAAAGGATAAGAGTGCAAGCGGATTTGGGATTGATGTTGATAAAAAAATAAGTGATTTTGGTCCTATTGGGATCAGAACAAATGATTTTACTTCTTTGTTTATTTTTCAAGATCAAGTCAATTTTAATTTTTTCAATGACGATAAATCTGATTATATTTATATCAAAGGGTTGAGCAATACTGTAAATATGTCAGGATTTATTTCTTGTTGCCGATACGATGAACTTTCAAACATTACGAGAAGTCAGGAGGTAGAAGATGGGCGGGAAGAGCAGAAAGTCAGGCGGAGTAAGTAAGAAATTGATTCAGACTCTTTTGAATAAAAAAGACGGCAAAAAGAGTAATTGTGGAAACAAAAAGAAAATTCCAAAAACAAGTGGTTTCTTCGGAAACATTTCTGGAAATTCTGGAGATGGGGAAGATAACACCTAATTTTTGGTGTTCAAAAGAATATCTTGATTTACTTGATATTGATATTGTTATCGACAATAATATTATTGAATGTTATGATGACGATATTTTAATCTTTCCTCCAATAAATATTAATACTTTTGAAATTGACTTGTCAAATAATCCAAGACGTATTTGGTCGGATTTTGATAAAAAAGATATTCAAGGATATAAAAGAGAATTTCTTGATTTTGAATATTTTTATAATCCTTCTCGATTTCAAAATATGGCTGGTGGTGGTTGGGCTTGCTTTCGTAAAAATTCAAGGAAATGGCCAAGAGAAAATAAATTTATATACCGTCCCTTAAATGAAAATGATGAACTATTATTAACTGATCTTTTAATAAATTGGTTAAGTTTCAATAAAAATAGGATTAATATTCAAGACGAAGAAGCAATTTTGAAATGTTGTTTTGAAGGGGAAAACAGAAAGGGGGTTTTCCTTCTACCCGAGGAATTAGTTGCGATAAATGTTTGGGATGAAAATTATCAATTTATTAATTTTCGTTTTAATTTTTCTGATCCCAAACAACCATTTTTAAATGAATTTTCAAGACTTTTATTTTATCTTGATGAGGAAATAATTGGAAAAGGAAAGATTGTAAATGATGGCGGGATAATTGATAATGAAGGGTTAAAATTTTATAAAGATAAAATGAACCCCTTATATGTAAGAAAAATTTATTCTTGGAGAAGATAAATGATTATTGATAAAAATTGTTGGCGCGGGGTAGAACTAAGAAAATATACAAAAGAAAATTATCCCAATCTTTTTGTTATAACAAGAAAATTATCCAATCAACATGCAATTTTAATTGATAAAGAAACTGGTAAAATTATTAAACAAGCTAGTGCCAATTATAAAATTATTGATTTTCTTACCTCGAATGATGTCGATAAAATAATTAAGAAAAAAAGAAGTCAAGGATTTTTTAATGATTGCAATTTTGAAGACAATAGAAGATTACAATTTCAAAATAGTATTAACGAATTATTGGGATGGGCAGAAGAGGTCGAAGAATGGGGTGGTGGTGAAATAAAAGTTAAAAAAACAGATAACGGATATGAAGTTAATATTAATGGTAGAAAATATAAACAAAGTTAAATGAGGCCAATAAATGAAAATTAAAAAGCAAGAATTGCAAACAGCTCTCGAAGCAGTCAAACCAGGCCTGGCAAGTAAGGATGTGATCGAGCAGGCAACCTCATTTGCATTTATCAACAAGCATGTTGTAACCTATAATGATCAAATTGCCGTCCGATATCCCATCAGTATTGATATTGCTGGGGCGGTTCGCGCTGATGAATTATACAAATTGATTTCCAAACTGAAAGATGAAGAAATTGAAATTTCAGTTGATGAAGCTGAAAATATGCTTCACCTGGAATGTGGGAGGTCCAGAGCCGGGATCAGACTGGAATCTGAAATCAAATTGCCCCTGGATGAACTTGGAAATTCAAAGGATTGGGTTAAACTTCCTGAAACATTCCTTCCGGCCCTGAAAATGATTCAGCCATTTGCTGCTGACGATATGAGCAAACCTGTTCTTTCCAATATTTATATCAACGGCAGATATTTGACTGCTTCTGATGATTTTAGGATTATGCGGGTGGATATCGGGAACGATGGTAAGAAAGCCTTCAAGGAAGCGATTCTTTTACCCGCTACAGCAGTTAAAAGTCTAACCCGCTACCCTATAGCGGAATTTTGCGAAACGGCAGGATGGGCGCATTTCAGGGCAGGAAACGGCCTTATATTTTCTTGTAGGACTGATGCTGGAGAATTCCCGGATGTTTCTGAATTTTTAAATGTCGAAGGGATTGAATTGAAATTACCTTCTTTGACAAAAGAAATTCTGGAAAGGGCGGGGATATTTTCAAAAGCCGAATCAATAAGAGATGAGCAGGTGATTGTTTCTGTAAAAAACAGGAGAATTATTTTTAAGGGTGAAGGGGATTATGGGTGGTTTGAGGAAAATGCCAATTGTGCCTATAAAGGGGAGGATATTCAATTTATTGTTTCCCCAACTTTCCTTTATGATATTTTAGATAAACTTCAACATTGTATTGTAGGAAAGAATTCATTGAAATTTCAGGGTGAGAATTTTGAACATGTTGTTTGTTTGATAGGAGAATAAAAATTGCCTCTGTGGTGAAATTGGTAGACACAAAAGACTTAAAATCTTTCGATTGTATTAATCATAAGAGTTCAAATCTCTTCAGGGGCACCAAAACATGAATTTCTGTCATCTTCATTTACATAATCAATATTCAATCCTTGATGGCGTAGGAACATCAAAACAATATGCAGAACTGGCTAAATCATTAGGCCAAACCCATCTTTCAATCACAAATCACGGGAACATCGATGGGGTAATAGATCATCAGAAACAATGTAAAGAAGTTGGGATTAAACCGATTATTGGTTGCGAAATGTATATTGTTTCCGATTCAACAATTAAAGAAAAGAAAGAAACAAGATATCATATTACTTTACTTGTCGAGAATGAAACTGGTTGGAATAATCTACTTAAAATGCTGTCATATGCAGGTACTACTGGATTTTATTACCGGCCAAGAATTGACAAAGAAGTTCTTTTAAATAACCTGAAAGGATTAATTGTCCTGACTGGTTGCTCATTATCATTTTTGAATATGCCAGATGGAAGAGAAATTCTTGAAAATATTGGGGATACAATAGGAATTGAAAGAACATTCCTTGAGGTAATGCCCCATAATATCCCGGAACAAATAAAGATCAATAAATTTTGTCAAATATTAGGAAATTTACCAAGAAAGAATAATTTTTCTCTTGTGGCAACAAATGATTGCCATTATCCAACAAATGAATCTGCTCTATATCAAGAAGTTTTACTTGCGATTCAATCAAAGAAGAAATGGCACGATCCTTCCCGCTGGAAATTCAATTGTACTGGTCTTTATCTTAAAAGTTATGAGGAAATGTATTGGTCATTTGCTGATCAAAATTGCCTTTCTGCAATTGAAATAAAGAAAGCAATCAGATGGACAACAAGAATCGCTTCAATGTGTGAAGGATTTGAGATAAAACAACAAGCTGTTTCTCTTCCCTCAATAATGGAATTTAAGGATGATGAAGAAGAAAATGAATTTCTTTGGAGTCAAATTGTCCGGGGAATGAAACGTAAATTAAATCATTTGAGTGATGAGGAATATGTCAATTATTCTGCAAGAGTCGACGAAGAGATTGAATTAATCAAAAAGATGAAATTTCAAAGATACTTTTTGATTGTATGGGATTTGATTAATTGGTGCAAGAAAAATAATATTATGGTTGGCCCTGGCAGAGGATCGGTGGGGGGTTCGCTTATCGCTTTTTTGCTGGGGATTACTGATGTCGATCCCATAATTCATAATTTGGTATTCTTCAGGTTCATTTCTCCTGACAGAAATGATCTACCCGATATTGATCTTGATTTTGAGGATCATAAACGGTATCAAGTCCGGGAATATTTAGAGAATAAATATGGCAAGAATAATGTTGCTGGCCTTTCTACATTTATGTTGATGAAGGGAAGGAGTGTTATCAGGGATGTTGCAAGGGTATTTGATATTCCCCTGAATGAAGTTGATGTTGCTGCAAAGGCAATGAATGATGATAATAAAAATAATGAACAAGTAAAGGGTTCATTTGAAAATATTATTGAATGTAAACAATTTAAACATAAATATCCTAAAATTGTAAAGATAGCGGAAAACCTTGAAGGTCAGGTACGCGGTTGCGGCCAACATGCCGCTGCTCTTTGTATTTCCTCGGAAGATTTAACAATCGGGACAAAATGTAATCTTGCTTTGAGAAGTAATCAAATTGTTGCAAATTGGGATAAGGATAATGCTGAATATTGTGGATTGATGAAACTTGATATTCTGGGATTATCAGCCTTATCTGTCCTGAATGAAACAAAAAAAATGGTCAAGGAAAATCATAATGTTAATATTGATTTTCAAAAATTATCTCTTGATGATCAAAAAGTTTATGACCAAATAAATAATGGAAATACAATAGGGGCATTTCAGATTGGAACTTATGGATTGACAAAATATTGTATTGATTTGGGGGTAGATAATTTTGAAGTTCTTTCTGCTGCTACCGCCTTGTTTCGTCCTGGTCCTTTGGATTCAGGGATGGCAGAAGAATTCGTTAAAAGGAAAAATGGTAAGGCTAAAATCAAAAGTATCAATCCTGCTTATGACAAAATAACTGAAAATACTTATGGGATTATTGTTTATCAAGAACAAGTAATGCAAGTTATCAATAAACTTTCTGGAATCCCCATGAATATTTGTGATAAAATTCGGAAGGTAATGGCCAAAAGCAAGGGGGAAGAAGCATTAAACAAATATTATGATCAATTTATTGAAGGATGCCTGAATAATAAATCTGTCGATAAGAAAAAGGCAAAAGAAATCTGGAAAACAATATTAACATTCGGTAATTACGCATTTAACCGTAGCCATTCTGTTGAGTATTCCGTTATTACCTATTGGGATATGTATTGTAAAACATATTTCCCTAATGAATTTATTGCTTGTTCCTTGACATTTGGAAGTAAAGAACATTCACCTAAATTGATTCAAGAAAGTAAAAGATTACGGATGAAATTGAAACTGCCCAAAATAGGAATTTCAAAAGCAAAAAGCTGGATTGTGGATACAAAAGGAAATCTATATGCTCCTTTTATCTCAATTAATGGGGTTGGGGAAACAGTTGCCTTGAATCTTGAAAATGCTTCTGCTCAAAAACAAAAAAATAAAGGGTTTTTCAACTCTGATAATATGGAATCGACAAGTATAAAAGGAGTAAATAAGAATATTGTTTTGATATTAAAAGAGATTGGGGCCTATGAAAAAGAGAAGGTTTTTACCCCGATAGAGTATAATAAAATAAAGCATTTATTTTCTTTTTGAATGGTGATTTAAATGTCTCTTTCTTGCTATGTCCCAGAAGATTATTATGGAGAAGGCTGGTATTATTATCCTCCTGATGATTTTACAATATTAAGAACTTTAAGAAGGAAAAGATGTTGTTCTTGTAAAAAATTAATTGATTACGGTTCTGAATGTTTAAAGTTTATTCGAACAAGAGAACCAAGAACCGATCTTGAAATAAAAATATATGGAGATGGAGAAGATTCAATAACACTTGCTCCTTGGTATATGTGTTCTGCCTGTGGGGAACAATTTTTAAATTTAAATGAATATGGATATTGTATTGATATAGCTGAAAATATGTTTGATTTATTGAAAGAACATAGAGAAATTAATGGAATCAAGATAGGTGATTGAAATGATTAAGAAGGGGAAACAATGTATCGAATGCTTCAACAATAAAACAAAGATATTTAGAAACGAAAATGATTTGTTGAAATTTCTGGAAGAGAAAAGGATCAAATCAAAAGTTCCTAAAACATGGTTGGAGAAAATAATTGATGATGGATATATCCAATTGTTTTGGTGTTCTGAACAAAAGCCAACGAGACCAACAGTAAATTTATTGAATCATGGAAATAATTATAAACGGGTAATTTGCCCTGGAATATCAAAATGAGGATTATTCGTATTTTCCCAAGAAAAACTTCTGCTACTCCCAATGATGAATTGGCCATAATAAATAGAAGGCCAGGATTTTATGATGAAGCCGATGAAATTCATATTTCTGTAGCTTTTGAGTGGGATTTAAAAAGAGCAGAAGAATTAGCTAAATATTGGGGGAAAGTTGCAAATGTGAAAATTGGTGGGCCAGCACTTAATGAACCTGGTGGAGATTTTGTTCCAGGAAGGTACCTTAAAAAAGGTTATATCTTAACATCAAGAGGTTGTCCAAATAGATGTTGGTTTTGTAAAGTTTGGATTAGAGAAGGTGGGGACGTAAGGGAGTTACCAATAACTGAAGGAAATAATATATTAGATGATAATTTATTGGCTTGTTCAAAACTGCACATATTGAATGTTTTTAATATGCTTAAAAATCAAAAACAAATTCAGTTTACTGGAGGATTAGAAGCATTAAAACTTCGTGAATGGCATGTCAAAGAATTTAAAAAATTAAGTTTAAGCCAATTATTTTTTGCTTATGATACCCCTGATGATCTTGAGCCATTAATTGAAGCTGGAAAATTATTGAATAAATACGAAATAAATTGGCCTAAATTAAGAGCGTACGTTTTCATGGGTTGGCCTGAAGATAAAAAAAGAAAAATAAAAGCAGATACATTTGAAAATGCAGAAAAAAGACTTTATGAAACAATATCTGCTGGATTTATGCCAATGGCAATGTTAATGAGAGATGAAAATGGAAATGCCAATTATAAATGGAAAACATTTCAAAGAAGTTGGGCAAGACCGGCAATGATATATAGAATGGCAAAAAATAAAAATTTAATATAAGGAAATTTATGAGCCTTGCAATAGATCATCGCCCAGCAACATTTGATGAAGTAATTGGCAATCAAGGAACAATCAAGGGGATTAAATCGTTATTTGAAAATAGGCAAGATAAATTTCCTCATGCAATCCTTCTGACCGGCCCAACAGGTTGTGGGAAAACCACGATCGGGAGAATAGTTTCAAATGCCCTCGGTGCACAGGAGGCAGATTTCCGGGAAATTGATACAGCTGATTTCCGGGGAATTGATACAATACGGGAAATCAGAAAACAAGTTCGGCTCAAGCCGCAAGATCCAAAAAGCTCTTGCCGGGTATGGTTACTGGATGAATGTCACTCTATCAGTAAAGACGGTCAGAATGCCTTGCTAAAAGCCCTGGAGGATGCCCCTGGCCACGTTTATTTTATCCTCTGCACTACAGACCCTCAGAAGCTCTTGCCGACCATACAGGGCAGATGCACCCATTTTATGGTATCCCCTTTGAACGAAGGAGAAATGAGCGTATTACTCAGAAAGGTTTGCAGAGCTGAAAAGATTACATTGCCGAACGAGGCCAGGGAATTGATTTATGAACAATCATTTGGTCATCCCAGGAATGCCCTCAAATTACTGGAGAAGGTTGCTGGTTTGAATCCAGAGGAAATGGCAGAAGTTATTTTTGAGGAAGCGGCAAAACAAAATGCTGCAATTGATCTTGCAAGAGCATTGATTCAGAAATCTTCCTGGAAAAAAGTTTCTTCAATATTGGAAGGATTGAAGAATGAAGAAGAAGAATCATTGAGACGAATGGTATTGTCCTATTGCAATACAATCCTTTTAAAGAAAGAAGATTTCCAGGCATTTATTGTAATGGATGAGTTTGCAGAACCATTTTATAATACTGGGAAACCTGGCTTGACATTGGCTTGTTTTAAAGCTGTTCATGCCCAATAATTTTCAGCAGAATTTTTAGGTTTCTGAGTATAATATAAATAAATAGGAATAAATTATGAGAACGTTTATTGAAACCAATGGAGTTAAAGAATCAGGAAAATCAATTATTGAATTAACTGGAGAAGAATCAAATTTAATAATTATTGCACTTGAAGAATATTGTAATAAAAATAAACGAAAGAAAATAGCAAAGAATTTACTTTATCAAATGGAAAATACCCTTCCAATAAAATGAACTGGGTAAAATATAATGGCAATCCAATTCCAAAAATAGCTCTTCCTGATGATGTTGATCGAGAATTGTTATTTTTGGTATTATCTGGAAAATGCCCTCATTGCAAAATAGGGAAACTTGTTGAGGCAATTGACAAGGAATATCCACCCAAAAAAGTTATTTGTGGAAATTGCCTTGCAAAAGGAATGGGAATGAAAATGCGAGAAGCATTTGTTGATTTAATCTTAAATGGAGATAAACAAAATGGGATATGAAAATTATGATCTAAATCCGGAAAACGATATTAATGTAATCCCAGAAGATTTGGATATCGAATGGTTGCGGCAATCAGGGCTTTTCCTAAAATATTCTAAGGCGGCAGCGGATTGTGAACTTGCTGTTAAAAATGCAATTGAAAATATTAAAATAATTCGTTCGGAATTAACTCTTGAGGCAAATTCAAAATTAGAAAAGCCGACTATTGCAAATGTTGAAGCATATTATCGTACTCATCCGAAACATCAAAGGGCAAAAGAAGATTTGTTTGCTGCTGAATATGAGCGGGATATTATCAATGCCGCAAAGTCAGCAATCTATATGCGGAAATCAGCCCTTGAGAACTTTGTAAAATTGGCGGCAATGGGCTGGACTTCTGTGCCGGTTGCTCCGAAAACATTTGAACAATTATCAGCAAAAATGGAGGAATATGAAAATCGTTCTGTAAATGAAAAAATCAGAGCTGCAACCAAACCAAGGAGGACAAAATGAAATGGATTGGACTATTCAACATTGGATATATTTATTTTTTGGCTCATTGATTTGGGTTTATATAGCGTCAAGGTTATGGCATTCCGGATTGATTATAACAATTAGCCGGATTATTGAAAGAATCTTATCAACAAAACAAATAAGGGAGAACAAACATGGCGGCAAGAAGTAAATCAACCAGAAAGTATGGATCGGCTGCAGACAGGGCCAGGGCAGGAGCAGCCGTTGCTGGTCCGCAAGGTGGAAGTGGGACAATGTTCAAGAATCTCGGAGATGGAACGGAGTTTTTTAATGTTGATATTCCCAAGGGTAAGACGGAGGTAAAATATACCTTGCGGCTCTTGCCCTATATCGTTTCCGATCCCAAACACCCAGATGGGCAGAATATTGCTCCTGTTGGGGAATTGTGGTATAAACGGCCCTTCAAGCGAGTTCGGCAGGTTGGGGTCGATAAGAAATCATACATCAGCCCTCTTTCCATTGGGAAGGCTTGCCCGATTAATGAATATTACATTAAGGCAAAAGCTGATCCTTCTATTCCTGACGCTGAAGCGAATAAGTTCAAGGCCCAGGATTGCGTAATGTACAATGTTCAGGTAATCGAGAAAGGTGAACCTGGACCGATTATGTTCTGGTGGTTTTCTTACGCTTGTTTTGAAAAGCGGCTGAAAAAAGAATTGCTTGACCCGGATAATGATGAATACGCAACCTTTATGGATTTGGTTGGTGGATTTGATCTTCGGGTGCGTTTTCAGAAAGAGAACTTTGCCGGACATGATTTCGTATCTGCTGATAGCATTTCTTTTATCGAAAGGGATGATATTGACGAATCTATTCTCGATGAGGCAATCAATCTCGATGATGTCTTGGTCATTAAATCTTACGATGAATTGAACAATATTTTCCTCGAAATGGATTCCGGGGAAGAAACCGAAGACGAACCGGAAGAAAAGCCAGCAAAGGAGACAAGACAACGGAAAACAGCAAAGCCTGAACCACCCGAGGAAGATGAAGGAACAGGAGATGATGTACCGTTGAATGTTGGGGAAGAAGAAGATAGCGGTTCTGAGTGTCCTCATGATTTGACATTTGCTGTTGATTTTAATTCCAAGAAAGTTTGCCGGAAGTGTGAAGTCAAAGATGAATGTGAGGAAGCGTTTGATGCGTTGCCGGAAGATGGAGACGGACCTGAAGAACACGGAGAGCAGGAACCGGAACCAGCTCCAGCCAGAAACAAGAAAACAGCAAAACCGAAAGGTGATTGTCCGCATGGATTTGCGTTTGCTGTAGATTGTGATAAGCATAAGCAATGTGATGTCTGCAAGGTTTGGGATTCTTGTATGGAAGCTCAGGAAAAGCTGTAATTTAAGATTTGGAAAACGTCAATTCCAATTCCCTCCCCTTATAAAATGGGCGTGACAGCCAGGAGAGACTGGCATTTTTATTAATTCAATGGAGGAAATTATGAATGATAAGGGATTTGCAAAAATTCAAATAATGACAATTATTGGTCTTATCCTTAGTACCGTTTTAAGTATTAGTATTTTAGGATTTATCGGCTGGGTAATAATTAAAACAATGCAGCATTTTGGTATTATTTAACGGTTATCAATAATGGAAAGAACGAAAAGCAAAACAGTTGAAAGAGTCAAGGCAGCACTTTCCCAGAAGCATCAAAAATCAGAAACAACCTATGATGGGGATTTCAATAATACAATTTCCACTGGTTCAACTCTTCTTGATCTTGCAATATCCGGGGAAATCATTCATGGTGGCGGGATTCCAACCGGGATAGCAGTAGAAATATTCGGGGATTCATCTGCAGGTAAAACTGTCCTCATGTGTGAAATTGCTGGGGCTATTCAGCGAAAAGGTGGAGATGTAATATTCAATGACCCTGAAGCAAGATTAAATAAAGAATTTGCTGCCCTTTTTGATTTTTCCATTACTGACAAAACAATTAAAGAACCAGATACAATTGCAGAAGTATTCAATTTGTTCGATTCCTGGAAACCTTCTGGAAATCCCCCCCATGCCATAATTGCGGACTCAATAGCAGCCCTTTGTACTGAAGAAGAAATGAAAGATGCCAAGGGTTATGACGGGGCGAAAAGAGCGAATGATTTTAGCCAGGGATTCCGGCGCACCTGTAGAATGCTAAAACAACGAGGCTGGCTTATGGTATTTTCGAATCAAATTAGAGATACCATGGCCACTATGCCTTTTGCTAAAAAGACGAAAGCAACGGGCGGACATGCCCCTAAATTCTATGCTTCATTAAGATTGGAGATTTCTAAGAAACAAGTGATCAAGGCTGAAAAGAGTTTGTATGGGAAAGAGCATAAAGAATCAATTGGTATATTATCCCATATAGATGTTGTTAAATCCTCTGTGGGGAAGGGATATCGCTCTGCCGACATTTATATTATGGATAATTATGGGATTGATGATATCCGGGCTAATCTTGTTTTCCTGAAACAGAATTCAAAATACAAGAAATATTCTATTGACGGGGAAGAAATATTTTCAAATAGCCTTGATGCAGCGATTTCTTATGTTGAAGAAAACGGAATTGAAGAAGAATTGAAAGAAGCAGTAATTGAATTATGGGAAGAAATACAGGCTCAATTTGTCCAGGATAGAATGCCGAAAAGGAGAATATGAAATACATCCTTTTTGATTCTAATTATTTCTGCTGGCGAGCTTTCCATACCCCTGCCGGAAATCTTTCTTATGAAGATTTCGGGACAGGTATTATTCATTCATTCCTTGTTCAAGTATTGATTCATTCCCGGAATTTTGGCTTAACATTTCCTGTTTTCTTTTGGGATTCAAAGAAGAAAATCAGAAAACAGATTTATGCTGGGTATAAGGACCGGCAACAAGAAGAAATGACAGATGATGAAATGGAAGCCAGAAAGGAACTTTATCATCAAATGGAAATTCTTCGAACAGAAATTCTCCCGGCCATTGGATTTAAAAACAATTTTATTCAAACCGGATATGAAGCAGATGATTTAATTGCAAAATTTGTAATTGATAATCCTAATCAATCTGTTATTTTGACAAATGACGAAGACCTTTTGCAGCTTACTGATTATTGCTCCTGGTATTCCCCTTCAAAAAAGATATTGATTAACGGAAAAGAATTCAGAAAGAAATATGGAATTGAACCAAAACAATGGATGGATGTAAAGGCATTAGCTGGTTGCAGCTCTGATAAAGTGCCTGGCATTTCGGGGATTGGGGAGAAATATGCAATCCAATATTTAAAAAATGAGATGAAATCTGACTCAATCAGGTATAATAAAATTGAGAGTGTAAAGGGGAGATGGGTCAGAAAGAGAAATGAAAAACTTGTTTCCCTTCCATTTCCTGGAACTGAAGAAATTGAATTGAAAGAAAATAAATTTAGCATTGATTCATTCCTGGAAGTTTGTAAAATTTATGGAATGCATCATTTGGCTGAACAAGCAAGTGAATGGCAAAATCATTTTAGGATTGGTTATGGATTATAAAGACGGAGAAGAATGTTCACGCGGCTGCGCAAATCATACAACTCATCTATGTGAAAAATGTGGGCGAATAAATGCAAATATACAATCAACTACAGATTATTTAATCGATAAATTTGCTGAATATCTCGCGGATCTTATTGCATTTCAAATCCTTTATAAAAAGATTACTGGAAAGAAAATTCCTGGAAGTGATAGGACAAAGAGACTTAGAAAAAAGAAAATGTCAAGATTGTATAATGATTTTAAAAAATATAATTGAGTTGGTTATGGAATATAAATCGATTTTATTGAATAATATTAATATTTCATCTGGATTGTTAAAAAAACTTAATGATTTAGGATTCACTGAAACTGGAAATTTTATTGATAGTGATGATATAATTTTTGTAAGATATTTAACAAAAGATGAATTTGTCAAATTGGCGATGGAAATTACACGATATAAAGCAGCAATTTTTTACAATATAGAAAAATCAAAAGAAGACGAAACATTAAAAAATCTACCTTGGGCCTGCTGCGGGGCAAAAATCCCGGCAGGTGAAAGATGTCCTGTTTGTGGAGATACGGAATGACAAATGAAATACTTTATATTGGTCAAAAGATTTCTGTTGCTGGATATTTGTACGAAGTAATCCGGGGTTCAGGACCGTTTTTTACTCTTAAATGGAAAGGACCATGGGAGAAAGAAAAAGAAGTCTTTCCCACGAGATTGAAAAAGAAAGATCAATTTACAGTAAATGATGATATTCAGATAAAAGTGGTTGCTGTTTCTGGAACATTATTCAGAATAAAGGTGAAACGTGAACAAATCAGAATTTTGGAAAGTAATATGGATTCCGATAAAGAATAGATTGCCCCCACGGATTGATGATTTTGTTTTGGTCTGGAATCCTATCTGGAAAAGAACATTTCTGATTGAATCATATATCGCTCATGAAGCAGCAAAAGTAATACTTGAAAATGGATCAATAACAAACGATAGATTTTTTACCCATTGGTGCCAACCTTTTCCACCGGAAGGAAAATGAAAAGATCAAAGAATATTCAATTAACAAGTTCTAAAATTCCAAAAATCAGAAATCAATTACTTGAAAAACAAAATGGAATATGCCCAATCTGTAAAGAACAGGTAAAAAGTCCTTGTTTGGATCATCACCACAAAAGAAAAATAAAAGGGACCGGCCTTGTCCGGGGTGTCCTTTGCAGAAATTGTAATTCATTTATTGCAAAAGCGGAAAACAATTGTATCAGGTTTGCAATAGATCAATCAAAGTTACCTGAAATATTACGATCTGTTGCTAATTATCTGGAGCAGGATCATACAATATTTATTCATCCCTCTGAGAAACCGAAAGAAAAGAAATTAAAGAAATCATCATATTGTCAATTGAAAAAGGAATATCTTAAATGTCCTGTAAGAACTCTATTTCCTGATTATCCTAAATCTGGAAAATTGATAAAATCATTAGAAAAATTATATCAATATTATAAACTTGAACCTGGATTTTATAAATGATAAAACAACTTGAAATTATTAATCACGAATCCCATAAAAATACAATTATTGATTTCTCCCCTGGATTGAATATTTTCATTGGGCCAACTGATGCCGGGAAATCATCTGCATTCCGGGCCGCCAATCTCCTATTTTTCAATGATCCTCTTGGGGATTCCATGTTACCTTTATTCTGGAAAGGTGATATGCGAATTACCGGAAGATTTTCAAATCCAGGTTGTGTTATTTCCCGGCTAAAAGGGAAGGGCTTAAATCATTATCAAGTTGATAACAATGAGCCAATTAATGCCGGTGCTGGTATTCCCCCTGGGGATATCCCTGAATTAATTGGAATGGATAAAGTAAATTTTCAGACACAAATTGATCGTGCCTTTTTGATGTTTGAATCCACTGGGGAGCGGGGCAGGATTTTAAATAAGATTGCTGGCCTGGATGATATTGACCGGGTAATGAGTAATGCCAAATCTGATGAATTGCGGTTAAGCAGGGATTATCAAACGAAAAAGGCATTGTTAATTGATCTTGAAAAAGAGATTGAACAATTTAATGATATTGAAACAAGGGAACAGAAATTAATTGTTTGTGAACAACTTGAAAAACATATTCTGAATTCCTGGAACAAATCAAAGAAGCTAAAATGGATTATCGAGAAGGTAAAACAAGTTGATATTGAACTGGAACCCCTGAATAATTTCCTGAAATGTGAACCACTCGTTAAAGAGGCGGAAACGACCCGTAGAACGATTTCTGAAATTCTGAGTAGGGTAGATAGGATTTCATCTATAAATCGCAGGATCAGGCGAACAGATGCCTTGCTGAGTGAATTAAATGATCTGCTAGAAAGAGAAAAGAAGATTTCCGAGCTGAAGGGGATTTCCGGGAAGATTGATGAGAGTAAAAATAAAATAAAAAAGTTACGAAGAATTTGTTCTGAGTTGAGTATAATAAAGGAAAAGGAAAATGAAAATGAGGATGAGATAAAATTGCTTGTATCACAAATTGTAATTGAGAAACAGAAACAACCAAAAATATGTCCAACTTGTGGGCAGGAGGTGAAGAATGAGGGGCCATAATGGAACCAAAAGTGTTAGAGTTTGTAAATATATGTTGGAAAATAAGGTGAAATTTAAGGGATTAACTGCCGAACATATTACGAGAATTATAAGCAGAAATTTTGAACAAGTTAGTATAACAACTGTTCAAGATATAAATAGGATAATGAATTTTGAATTTTTTCCATGCACAAGAAAGAAAAACCCCGCTTTTTTTACTTCTAACTTGAAACGTGAAAATGCGATTGAAAAGTCAATCGATGATAACCAAGGCAAAAATATAGCTGATAATGATTTAAATAAAAAAATTGATGATCTTTATTGGATTGTTAGTCTTTTGTGTGATGATCTTGGTGTTGATATTGAAGATTTGGCAAAAAGGGCTGATAATAAAAAATGAGGAAACCATGAAAAAAATTATAATTATCTGTCTACTTTTTCTTTCCGGCTGTGCCAGTATGAATACAATGATGGTTAACCCAGCAACAAACGAAACACAACCATGTCATGCATGGGGATTTGGCTTGATTGGGGTGCCAGTAGCTCTGGTTGCTCATAATAATTGTGTGAATAAATTTAAGGAAGCGGGATACGTGCCAGCTGATGAAATAAAAATTTCTACCAAATAAGGGGAAAAAATGGCTGATATCCCATTGACGCTTCTTGAAAATTTACGAGAAATGCAAAAAAATATGCCGATGTATTTAGAACTCATAAAAATACAAGCTGAATTGAAAAGAGTAAAATTTCTTGAATTAAAAAATCAAGGATTTACTGATGAACAAGCAATTGAGCTTTGTAAGGGAAACGCATTGATATGAAAGCATCGGCAATACTTACTGCAGATATCGAACTCAGGGCCTATGCCCCTTTGTGTCGGACTGATGATCATTGGAAAACCCAAGAACGAAAAATCAAATGGCTTAGGGAATTACAGGAGAAACATGACAATTGTCCTATTCTGGATGCCGGGGATTTATTTGACAAGAAATATAAAGTCAATCCATCTCATGAACTGTTAGGTTGGGCAATAGAAAATTTACCAAGGCCATTTTATACTGTTCCTGGGAATCATGATCTTCCGGGTAAATCAATTGAAAATTATCAGAATTCAGCAATGGCTGTATTGGAAAGGGCTGGTATTGTCACAAGTATAAATTTTCATAAATTTGATAGAAATATTTTATTAAATTATCAAAAATGCAATATAGCAAATTTGGCATTAATCCCATGGGGGGTTGGTATTAAGCCGGATTTACCTGCAAATTGGGATAAGGGGATTAATATTGCCCTTGTTCATGCAATGGTTTACAAAGATTCTCCCCCATTTCCAGGTTGTGAAGGATATTCAGCAAAAGAATTAATGAATCTTCTTCCTGATTTTGATTTAATTGTTTCAGGACATAATCATCAAACATTTACCCATAAAATTGGGAATCGAATTCTTGTTAATCCTGGTTCATTGATGCGGAATGATGCGGACCAGATTGACCATAAACCATCTGTATTTCTTTGGTTTGCGGAAACAAATGAAATTGAGCAGGTATTTGTCCCAATCAGAAAAGGAGTAATCAGCCGGGAACATATTGAAGAAGTATATGCAAGAGAAACAAGGCTTGATGCATTTGTAGAAAAATTAGGTGATACCGTTGAACACGGAATTGATTTTTTGAAGAATTTGGAAACAGCAACGGATAATAAAGAAATTCCTCAACCTGTGAAAGATAAGGTTTGGGGATATGTCGAACAAAAATAAATCAAGGAAACAAGAAATGACACTTGATGAAATGACCAGAAAACTTGAACAGAAAAAGGAAAGAGCCGCTGAACTCCGAGGGGAGAAGACTTCACAAATTAAACGGCTTGCCGAGGAAGGATGTAAGACAATTGAAGAAGCCGAAAAGGAAATTGAAAAAGAAGAATTGAAAGCCGCAAAACTCCAGAAAGAATTTGACAAAAAACTTGAGCAACTTGAAACAGAATATGAGTGGTAAATGAATACTCAACAATTCAGATCAGCAATTGACCAGAGAAAGGGTAAACGGGATCAAATTCAAAATCAAATTGATTCTACCCGTTTGGAATCCCAAAAACTCAGAAGGGAACACAGGTTAGCGGAACGGGCCAAAATCCTAATTCAAACGGTTGCTCAGCAAACTCAGGAAGAGTTGAAATATCAATTATCGGAACTTCCCAAACTCGCATTGCAGGGGGTTTTTGATGATCCTTATGATTTTGAAGTTGCAATTGAATTGAGAAGGGGGAAAACAGAAGCTGATTTTTGGTTTGTTAGGGATGGACAAAGATTGAATCCTAAAAAATCAACTGGCCTTGGCTCCGTTGATATTGCTGGAACAGCATTAAGGGCTGCATTATGGAGCTTAAAAAGGCCAAGAAACAGGCCAATTATATTTTTGGATGAACCATTTAAACATTTGAAAGGGCAAGAAACAAATATCAGAGCCTTGGCAATGCTAAAAGAAATTTGTAAACCAAGACCTGAACAGAATTGGCCTGGATTACAAATTATAATGATTGCGGACGAGCGGGCATCAAGAGACGACCTTGAATTGGTTGCCGATAAAATATTTGAATTTTCGATTAAAAACAGGGAAACAAAAGTAAAATAAAAGGAGGACAAAATGTTTCAATCAATTACGAATGCTCATGTAATAGGAATGCTTGTAGCCATCGCAATTTTCTTTAGCGGTGCAATATCTGGAATATGGTGGAAAGAATTAATTAATTTGGGAATTGTTAAAAATGGGGATTTTTTATCGAAAAGTGTAGAAGAAAAAATTAAACAAAAAGCAGTAAAACTTGGATATGCATTTTGGGAAGTTGATGAATTTGGAGAAACAGCCTTCACCTGGAAGGAAAATGTTAATATCAATATTTATCAGGCAGGTGGGATAACAAGCCTCTGCGGAGAACGGGAAAATAAATTATGAACAAGTACGGCGGTGGCGGAAAGGGTAGACGCTATGGATACGGCCCAGACCAGTGCGATATGGCCAATCGAGCTGTCGTAAGCGCAAATGCCTAAGTTGCTGGAGTGCAGAGTTCGATTCTCTGCCAGCCGTACACCTTAAGGAGGGGATATGCACTATACTGATAGCATAATGGATGGGGTAGATTGGGACGCGCCAGGGAGTAAAGAAAAATTAAACACATCAACACTGACCTTGCTTGTTCCTGCTTTAAGGCAATATCAGCACAATGATGGATCAGGGTTGCTTGCTGGATATGATAGGAATGAAACGGAAAGAATTGTTGCTGGCCTGGCCGCCCGCATCCAGCAGCTCGAAGCCGAGCTTGCGCAGAAGGATGAGGCGCTGAGGGAGATAGAAACCATTGCTATATTGACAAAATTTATGGATATAGCCGACAAGGCCAGGGAGGGGCTGAAATAATGGAGGGAGCAATGGACACGGAAGCGAATGAGAAAAGCGGAGAGGTTGGCGCTCCGGTTGAGGCTGTGGTTATTTCACGCCCAGACGGAATTAAAAAAATGTTGTGCATGGAGGTGTTGTGCGCCCGGTGCGGTGAGGTTAATCATCACGAATATACGTCGCTCCCCACATTGGTTGAGTGTTTTTTCTGTGGGCTGAAGGGAGAGATATCCGACAAGGCCAGGGTGAAATAAAACGCCCCACGCCGGGAGGGAGGTCCAGCATGGGGCAACCGTCCCGAGGAGGTGTAGGACGGAACTATTGATTCATTTCCTTCAGAGCTTTCATCATTTTACGGTGCTTCTCTTCCCGCCGCCGTTCAATCAGCGGAACAAGATTCAATATTTTCTGTTTCGGAGGTTTCTTAACTCCGGTAGAATTCGTGGTTTCCAATCTTTTTCACCAGTGCCATACTCGCGGCCCAGGGTGGCCTGACAACGGAAGGATTGAAATAATGATCAGCGCCGTGCAGGGTAAATCCAGTCAGCCGCTCTGCAAAGGCATCCACCACAGACACCGCACATTTAATCATTTCCTGCGGCGATTTGATTGCCGGGATAGATCCGCCATTGTACCATGAGAACTGTTGCGACGCCCTAATTACCTCTTCCACGTCCTGCTTCCGTCGCTGTGCCCTGTTCAGCACGACATGACAGATTGCAATGCGTCCCTCATTCGATTCGCCCCGCGCCTCAAAATAGAGGTTGATGGTCAGCCAGAACAGCCAATCAATCCATTTTGCGTTCATTCGATCTCCCTGAAATAAATACACTCCTGCGGGCAACACGCCTTTGCCGTGAGTATCAGCTCCTCAATATCATCGCTGCGCCTGCAAACAATCTGCCGCCCCCCATACATCGAGACAAAACCGGGTACCCATTCCTCACAGCATTCGCACATCGTGCAGGCTGGCCCAGCGCAGAGGATGAATTTCATGGCCTGATTGTCCAAACGTCTATTGGCAGGCCGTGGTGTCGAATATCCTTTTTCGTCTCTTCGACAAACCGCACATTCGCCGGGTTCTCCAGGATAAACAGAATGCCGCCCCTGTCCCTCCCGGACAACCGCATGTACCTGAGGGCCTGCCCCATGGCTTCGTAATGCTTGAACCCTGCGAACTCCACCTCAACCGCGTGGGTATCGGTCAGGCAATCAATCTCCTTGCTCTGGATGGTGACCACCTTCCCGCCGTGGGCATCACACCATTTCTTTTGGAAAAAGGATTCCGGCAAGGGATGGCCGGCAATTGCACTTGTGGTCACCGCATGAGCCATAAAACAGATTGTTGTCAATATTTTGCAAAATCTGAGCGACAACATCATAAAAAACACCACCAGCAGGTAGATTCGTACCCGCAGAACCAGAAATAAATGAACGTCAGGACCGGGCCGAGGATCGATCCGCCAATTATCAGATATTGTTTTGTGAGCCTGGTCATGCTTCGTGATTGATCGGTGGGATTTCAAGCTTGTTTGCTATTCTACCCAAGTAAACCAGGATGTTTGTTTTCCAGCGCTGGTCAGTATCTTTCCACCGTTGGTCTTCTTCCCTGGCCTTGTCGCGGGAATGGTCCATCTCATCCTGCCTTACTGATACGTCTGTCACTTTATCAAAAATAGCCTTCCGACATTTAACTGAATCAGCTTCGTGGTCGGACCAAGTTATGCAATGCTCTTTAAGCGCCGTGATCTCCCTGCCGTGACTTGATACAGTTTGGCGCATATCATCAAGTTTAGACACGGTTGCCCGCATGTCCTCAAGTTTGGATACAGTTGCCCGCATATCCTCAAATTGCTGATCCTTTGCCCCCTCGGCTCTTGCCCGTCTACGGTCAAGTGAGATTACCGTTCCGATTGTTACAGCAGCAGACAAAACAGTTACCACCACCGAAAGTTCAATGTTCATCCCCAGCTCCTTTGCCCGGCCTGTTGAGGCTCGCGAGCTTTCATTTTTATTCCCTTTGCCCGGACTACTTACGAGCGTACTTTTTTGGTATTGACTTAGTCCGCCCCTGTTCGTCTTTCCAAAATTCCCAACTCGCCGTCCCGTCCGCGGACCAAGAAGTACAGCCATTGGTGAAGCAGACTGCCGTACCATTTTTCCAATGTGAGAAATACCGCTTCTCCCATTCCAGGCCTGTGTTGCTCACGTAAATCTTGTCGTTCTTTTTCATTTTCATGGTTTGAGCGCCTCATTGTTGAAGTCAGGCCAGAGGCCTATTTCTTTTTGTTTCTGCTTCAATTCCCAGAATATCTGGCCCAATGCCAATTTTGTATTGACACCGCTGTAATAGACCATAGCCGTCTGTCGGCGCAACATCTTCAACCATTCCCACCTCGATTTGTTGTCTATGATGGAAAGCGTGTTTAGCAAGAAGAGCCTATTCATCAACGTGAACCCGTCTTGCGTCGGCTCAGTCATTTCCATATCAGTGTCGTGGAAATAGCAAGCAGGGCTTATCCTGAGGAACCAAATGCGCTCTGGTACGACTTTCTCCCAAAACCCTTGTCCTGCCCCGCAGCAATCAGGGAACTCGCTCAACGTCTTGTATGGAACCTCTATGCCCTTGCGAACGATGAAGGGTACACCATCAAGAGTGATGAGATCGTAGGTGTCGAACATGACTATTCGCCGCGATTCGCCTTTACTGCCTTGTGTGCAAACCCACCACCTACGAACAGCAGCCCCAACTCATCACAGACGCCAGCCCAAATGATAAGATGAGGAAAATAATTCCTTAGAATTACTGATACAGTAAAAAGAAGTGAACCGATTGCAACTTTCTTCCCGCTGAAGAACTCCCATGCTTGCTCAAAAATGTTCATAGCCCACCTCCCGGAACCAGTGGAATGGTAACTTCCGGTTTGATGTCAGGGGTATTCGTCGCCCGCTCGTCGGTGTTCGACTTCATGACCTCCGTAGAAAACGGACTGTGGCAGATCATAAATGTCCCGCCTTCGTGAACATGAATCGTCAGGTTTCGGCTTGAGTTTGCGCACCCGGCCAGCATCATCACCGCAATCAGTATCAGGTATCTCATAAGCCCCTCCTGTTCCAAATTTTAACGTCATACCTTTGCACAATCATCCGCGCCCCTTCGTCCTCGTTGATATTCCATTCCTGGTTGTTCAGCGATAGGAAGCAGTCCGGTTTGTGGTTTATGGCAAATGCTATTTCCCCAAGCGGTTCCGGCTCTGCTTTGCACCACGGGCATTTTTTCATTTTGACCATCAATATTTGTGGTAACACTCTCCGGTATGCTTCTGGTAATCAGCCAGCCCGTCCCCGCGCCCGTCTGAATAGTGCTGATACTTCTTCCCGCCGATGGTCCAGACGAACAGGCCAGCGGTCTGCGTTTCGCTCTTTTTCTGGAAGTAGTGATTCGTCCACTGCTCCCGGCCTACGCCCTTGTCAAGTCCGTCTTTCATATGGAAGTGAAATGCGGTATCATGAAAGGTCACACTGGTCACATCATCCCCGGCACAGAATACAATCGTGGTGCCTTGGCCATTCCAACTCATGTGATTGATGTGGGCGAACCGCTTTGATTCTACCGCACCATCAGCAGGAGGCGTTACCGGAGGGGTAACTGGTGGAGGAGTAACAGTCTCGCCGCTGGGATAGCTGATATACGCTTTCTTGTCCCGGAAGCTGGCAGGAGCGATTACAACCATCGTCCGCCGAGTCTCCGAGTTGCGAACTTCAACTTGAGAGTCCTTATAGGCCATCGAAATGGTGTACTTTTTGTACGCACCGTCAACCCCAATAAAGAGATCAAACTTGCCATAGTCCGCAATCGGCTTGGGGAAGTACCAATCTGTTTCAGCCGAGAAAACAGCCTTCACCCCTTGCTCCGTAACTGATGTCTGCACTGGAGGTGGAGGAGTTACAGGCGGAGGGGTAACTGGCGGATTCACCGGCTTGCCGTCGAACCAGCCACCGGGAAGCGTGCCCTTTGCATACGCTGAACCGCAGGTGATGAATATTGCCAGCGATAAAATGATAAGTCGTTTCATTTTTTCTCCTTATACTTCACAAAAACGTGAGGATTGATGATATAATACCGCAGCAGCTCCCCGCAGTTCGGGCACGGCCCGATCATCTTCTTCTCGGTCGCGGTCTTGATAAACTGCTCTCCGACAATCTGCTTCTTGCAGTACGGGCATGATCCGAGGGGACTTTTAACCTTGCCGCTGAGTTTGATTTTCATTCTCTCCCCCGCATCAGCCACGGAATAATTACCGTAGCCAGTACAACCTGAGTTTCGTTCACCTGCTCCGGTACCCGCTTTTTGTGATATCTCAAACATGGCAGACAGGCCGGTACCGCGTTCATCGCCGCGTCAAATGCTGCTTGTGCCCCTGCGCCGTTGCTCATCTCTCGGTAAAAAGTATCCTGCCAAGCTACTGTTTGCGGCCAGCACTCGCCGCACTCCGACTCAGACATATTGCAGTAGCCAACCGATTCATCTGCCGACTCCGCAAAAGTCCCATCAGCAACCGAGCACATCCCGTCGCAGCTCGCGAAGAATCCCAGTCGGTACCCGGTAAGCTGGTCCGGGGTGATATCCGGTCTGCTGCACAGCGGGGTGATAAGCTGCGGCCCACCATGTGCGATCTCGTAGAACTGATCGGGCGCATCCCAGAAAGCTGCGTTCATTGCCCACGGGTGCCACTCCCAGGTGCAGCCCTCGTAGGCCCCTTCGATCACGGTGCCATGAGCCTGGACAGCAAGCGTCAGGAGGAGGGCGAGAATTACGGCTATTGCCCATTTATCCCAGGTGGTCATTGTTAATACCCCAGCACCGTCATCATCTGAGCAGTCTTTTCGGCCTGTCCCGCTGCGCTATAATGCGTTCCATCTGTAGTCATCGTTGCCCCATCATCCCCGCCCTCAAGCCATACTCGCTCATCATCTCCCAAATGTGCTATCAACGGACGATCAGATACAATGGTGCCTATTGCCGCCGCTATTTGATTCCACTCTGTTCCTATTCGTGCCCACGGTCGGCTCAAATAAAAATCAGCGTTTGGGCATACAGTAGCCAGTTGGTCTATAAGACTTTCATAGTCAGATACCCATACCGCAACTTCACCAGCATTGTCAAAATCAATACTCGCTTGATCGTTTACCCCAAAATTAATTAATATTTTTTTAGTATTCTCAGGATCGTCTATTTCGGCGATTTTGTCATCTATCACAGCAAGAAAACTGGCAACAGTAGCACCAGAAATCCCGATGTTAAAATGTGTCCAGCCTGTTTCTTCTTCAACGTTTACAGCAGCATCAAGATCACTCGGCCACGAATTAGGCCAGGTAGCGTCTGTTTTGCTATCCCCGGCCATAACTATATTCTCCGTGACCACGGGTATATAGCATGTATCTCATAACCCAACGCATAAATAATTGAATTTTCCACTTTGTATATCGCCAGAAAATGTAACTGTTATTGCGGAGGTTGACGATGCTGATAAGTATGATGTTACGTTAGCTTGAGGAATAACTATGCATGACGGTTCAGCTGTAAATGCAGACGCGAAAGTTACTGTGCATGCAGTAACCGCGCCCCCTCCGCCAACTGTTACAATCCCTGATGTATCTGAACCTGTGATTGTCGGAGATGTCCCGCACGACGATACAGCCGGATCAGCCCCAGATGATACAATGTGCGATTTATTTGTTATCCTAAGTTGCGGAGTACCACCAACCTGTAAATTAACAATGTTATGCTCGCCAGTACCAATGGCTGTTTCTGTCCGGTTGATAAACAAATCATTAGCCCCGGCAGTATCAGTCTGGTTATATATTGGGAGTATTGCTACACCATTAAAGGTCTCGCCGGTCCCTTGCGTTAGTGTATGCCCTGATCCTCCAAAAAATTCGACTCCGTTATCCGTATTGTTGTATGTATTGGTCCCGTTAATAGCCAGAGTGCTATTATTTGATCCATGTTTTATTAGTGGCCCAACAAATCCAGCGGTCGTAAGGCCCCCCGAAATAACGGAATCACCAGCATTTGATACATTAAATCTTGACGTTCCATCCTTTCCAGACCAAATCAAATATGATGTACCAGGGGATGATGTATCGGTTTGGTTGATATACAGTCCGTAGTCAGCTCCACTTGTCGCCTTATTCGTTGTATACGACAAATTCAAAGCCTTTTCGTCCCCCGTTGCTTCGTCCAGCACGATAGGTGTTGTCGGGGTAATAGCGGTTGTCACTGCAGCGGTAAACGCCCCGGCACCACCATCGGCCTTGCAGTACCAAAGATCAGCATCGGCGTCATAGGCCACGACATAGTCATCAGTGCAACCCTCAGCCGTTGCAGCGGTCATGTCGAGCAGTTGTTTAGTCGCCGCCCCGTTGTAGTATCTCAACGCACCGCCGGTAAAATTGGTTACAGTCGAGTCGTGCCTGGTATACCCAGCTGTAGCCGTTACGTCAGCGTTGGACGAAGGCAACTTGAACTGTGTGTCAACTGCAAAGTTGTTCGCGGTCCACAGGGAGGCGGAAGAGGTAAGTGTTGCGCTCTGGTCATTCTGCCCGGATATCACCGCGCCGTCACCGAAGAAGACATCAGCCCATTCTACCGTTGCGGAGCCGAGTGCAATGGTGTTTGCGGCGTTGGGGACGGGGGCGCCTGTCATGGCAACCGAGCCGTCTGCCAGGAAATCACCAGCCCCAGCAGCTTCGGCCTTGCAGTAAAACAAATCTGCGTCGGCATCGTAGGCTACGACCTGATCGTCTGTACATCCTTCAGCCGTTGCCGCTACCATATCCACAGCCTGCCGGATATTCGTACCGTCATGCCACCTGACTGCACCGTGCGCATGATTGGTCACTGTCGTGTCATGGACAAGATACCCGGCGGTCGCGGTTGGGTCCGCATTGGCTGCAGGAAGCCGCCATGTGGCAGATGCAAAATCGAAGGCATTGGCCGGCGCGGTCCCCCCAGGGATATCGGCAAGATTTACCTGCCCAGCACCGGAGCCCCAATCAACATGCGTGTCTTTGACGTTATCGGTTCCTGCAGTGAGCAAGGCTGTTGGATCAGTTTCAGCAGTGAGATACGCCCCAAGATCGGAAATATCTGACTCGGTAATCCCGGCAGGCTCATACGTCCCCGACAAGTCCGGAATATCATCAGCCACCAAAGCCCTGAAAGTAGGCGCGGCGGCTGCCCCGGAGGTCGGCCCGGCAAGCACATAATTCGCCACCTGCACATCCGCGCTCAACTCCTGACCCGCTGAGATACCAAAAATGTCAGTCAGGCTGGCGGCGAGAGTTACCGCATCGTGACCACCGGCAAGGGTTTCGATCTTTGCCGCAACTGCGGTAGCCGGAGCGTAGCAGTTTGCATATTGCGCCTGCCAGGACTCCGCGTTGTAGGGGATGGGGGCGCGGCAGGGGGGAGGGATGGCTGGTGGCCCAGCGGCCATCACGATTGAATAATAAAATAATATAAATAAAACAACTATTAATTTTTTCACAATTTATCAACCTCCTTTTATATTCTGCTTTATTATATCCTAAAACTCTTATATTTCTAAATTTTATTTTTATCTATCCGCATACAATCCATAAAACTTCAAATAAAATTTTGAACCAGAAACAGCATTGCCAGTAGTTGATATTGTCCAAATTTCAGAATATACCGGCCACAAATAGGTTGAAATACCAAGAAATGTATTTTTGCCCAATGTTTCCTGTTTCGTTGTTTCATCAATAAAATTCGTTCCATTTGCCCCAAGTAAGGAAAGTCCATCGGAATCAGTAATGATCAAATCAGTTTCATCAGTTGGAGCAGGAGAAGAAGGAATATATTTGATTTTATAAATATATTGTCCTGACAATTTCTGCATTGCAGATTCATCACCATTCGAGGCCAAAGGGGCAGAAAGAGAATTATCAGTATGATGAGTGCAAAGAATAGTCAGAACTGTTCCAACTTTATTTCCCCGATAATCTTTGACAACTTCCCAATCTGTTTCTGTACAAGTTCCAGCGGCAAAAACATTCCCGTAAAACAATAATGCAAATAATACAACAATAAACTTTTTCATCTCATTTCTCCTTAATTTCTTTGAATCTGTTGACCAGCCTGTTTTGACATTCTTTTTGAGATGATTATATCCCTTTCTTTTGAGAAAATTACTTGAGCCTGATAAGGAATATGAATCATTTTATTATCTATTGTTGTAAAAAACCTAAATGGTTCAGGAAGGTTTATAAATTCCCCGGAATCAACCAGTCTTGAAGTAATTCCATCGCCTATTACATTTTTAATTGTTGTCCAAAACCAATCTTCTTTCAATTTATATTTAACCGTGTAACTGTCCATTTTAATTTTCTCCTTATTGTGGTTAATAAGAAATTAAGCAACCTTCATGATATAAAAACATGAAAGAAAAAGTGGCCTATTTTCATTTGAACTTGCTGCTGTTGCATCTACTGCTGTATTTCCGGTTGCTGCTGCTGTATTCCCGCTTGCTGCCCCAGTATTCGTATAATTTGAAGCATAAGTTGAACCATGTTCATGAGTTGCCCCAGAACCAGCAGAAGAAGAAGTATAAACACCTCCTAATCCTTTATTCGAAATATATTCAGCGCTATCAATCGTCCCGGAAGTAACCGTATTGATCATCTGAACTGTATGACTATGCGCTGGCAATTGAGCAATTGTCAATGCAACAGGAGGAGTTACATGTGTATGACTCTGCATCGAATGAACATGACTATTCAATCCGTGCGTATGACTATTCATTCCATGACTATGGGAATGGGTATGGCTATTTGAAGCAGCGCCACCAATACTGCCAGCAGTTGTATCCCCCATAATAAAACGAGAATCCGTTAAATTTGGAAGATATCGACTTGCCCCGTTAAATATCCCAGTTCCAGTATTTAAGGCAGCGCCGTTACAAACATACCAATTATCCGCATTAAGATAAGCATTTGCTAAAGCAACACTATTTCCTCCAAGCAAAACATCTGTATAACTTCCATTTGATCCGTCCCCAAAATATCCACCAATCCAAGGAACAATTGAACCAGCAGGAATTCCGGCGTCTACAGGTTGACGTTGAAGTTTCCAACGCTTATCCCCAGCAGCGGAATCATCAGGGGAAATAATACTCGGAGAACTTTCAGCAGCACCCGAATCAACATCTAATTGATAAAGATAAAATGTTGTTCCATTTGCAACAATACATAAATCCTTATCATTAAGAATTGAACTGTCAATTCCATCAAGATCAGTTGCCGCACCACCAGTAATCCCTTGCCGATAATAAACAATAACAGCCATTATCTTACCTCCGTTAATTGATATGTCAATTCTGTATATCCATTGAGTTCTGGTGAGTGCCTTCCTTTAGGATCAACCGTAAATCTTGCATAAACAAGCCATCTCGAATCATTCAAATCAGTAATAAGCCAAGCAGCAGGCCGCATCTTAACAATCTTTTTTACAAGAAATAAAAAATCATTAAAGGCACTATCCCTTGTAATTATGTGTCTATTGTCGAATGTTCTTAAAACATCCCTATCTTTTACAAATACCGCCCCAGAATTATATTCATCAACAAAGGACAAATCTTTTGTCCCCTCCATAATTTCCCCATGAGGACCGGCAAAAGATAAAATCAGTCCAGCAACAATAGTTCCGGCAAATACCGCAGCACCGGCAGAATTAGCAAGAGAAACAATTATTTCAAGATCAGCCGATACTTGATCCCATTGAATCATAAATGCTCCGGTCTCATCGTCTTGGGCAGCAATAGTTTCTGTAGGAACAATAAAACTAGACCATTCAATACCGGCTTCCCATTCAACCCCATCATCACCAGAAGATAAAACGGCTACTTCCCATTGAATTAAATTCGGATCACTTATTTGAGCCGAAATACTATCTGCATTTGTATTAAAAATTGCAAAACCTGAACATAAACCAGAAATTGACACGGTTAAAGTTTCAGAAGCAGTATCCCCCTTCCAAATATGTCCAGGATATTCATCGAGCAAATTCTCGTCAGCATAATCTGCACTTTCTTCCGATGAAGCAAGAACACCCGTAATTAAATTTTCAGAAATTACTTTCATGCTATTACTCCATCACCGGAAACAATTATTTTATAATTCGCTAAATCAAAAGAAATATTTCTTGTATAAAGTGTAGCATCAATTCCAGCAACTGAATTATCAGGAGGAACCATTGTATCAGTAAACGTAATTGGTTGTCCCGGAACAGGAACATTTGCCGCAAGTAAATCCATTTTTAATGTAATCTGCGGCCTTTCAAGAATTGTTTTTCTATTCCCGAGATGAGTGGCCATTGCAGAAGCAGAAGCAACCACACTTGTATAAATTCCGCGATTACCCGAGCCAGAATAATTATACCAACTAAAATTAAACCCTTCTGTAAAGTCATCATAAAATAATTCTTCCAATATTAAACCATTACTATCAACTTCATAGACAGCAACAAAATCAATATCCATTATCCCGGCGGCAGATGACGAATTAAATACCAATACCGGCCTAATATATTCTGTTATTACTGCACCTAAACTTGCATCATACATTGTTCCTGGACTAGCAATATTTGGTGCAGGAATATATGTAGCAGGATCGCTCCAGTCCTTTGAATAACCAGTACTTATTGTCCAATCAACATCATCTAATGATGCATTATTAGCACAATGCCAACAGGCAAGAGCATAATTTGTACCACCATTACGGTCAACAATTGTTGTTCTATCAGATGCATAACCAAGAAATCCAGCAACAAAAGTACCAGTTCCGGCAGGCCGCCGAACTTTAACTTTCATCATATAATATTTATTGGCTTCATAAGCGATAAAAAATGCTTGCGGCATTAACCAAAGTTGATCATTGCCCGAATTATTCCCGACCCTTCCATACAAATGTTCAATACTATTTGCAACATCGGATGATTCAACAGTTCCATAAGCATAAGAACCAGCCAATTTATATTTCTTTATTGCCTCACTTGTATATTGTTTATATGCAGGTAAATATTTATATTCAGGTGGATAAATCCTTATTCCAGGAGTAAGAGCTGATCCATTACTCAATAACATATCTACAAGATAAAGAGTCCCATTTTTAATATAAAAAAGATGATTTGTTGCTTCCGCCAATTTGGAAAGCATATCAATTACAATTTCACCTTCTTCAAAAACATTATAAACACTTGGCTGTGTTACCCTTGCATAAGTAGTATTTAATGTCAACCCAAGATAAGCAGAGGCACAATATGTATCAAATACATCTGATAATGTATCATCAATATAAGTTTTTTCAGAAAGAGTTAATGAATATTCTTCTCCAAACAATCCATAAGAAATTTCAGATTGTCCTATTGATTCAAGATGAGCGGTTCCAGAAAACATTAATACTGCCGCTTCTTCCGTTGTATCCGTTATATAAATTGATATTGCACAAGAAACAGGAGGTGGATAATCAGAAGCAAATAAATCAGGAGATAATACAATTTTGCCTGATTCTGGTTCAACATATCCACCAACATAAGATTTTATCGAATATCTAGGTGGAGTCAAATCCTTAATTTTCCTCACCCATTGATGAGTCAAATAGCAATATTCATCGGAAATCCGATTAACTACACTATTTATTGTAAATTCGACAAGTATCATTTAAAACACCATTGGGCGACCTTTCATCCCCCGTAAATCAGCTTGAACCCTATTATTATCAGCAATCTTCACAATTTGAGCATCAAGCTCTTTTGAGGCAGTAACATTTACATCAACAGAAATTTTTCTTGTTGTACTATCATTTGAATTTGAGCCGTAATTTTCCCCTGAAGGATAGTCATTTCCTCCATCCCCGACACCGGCAAGCAAATCATTAATATTATAAACAGTATCCTCTGCAATTCTTACCATTCCATCTGCTGCCGTTCTTACTGCATTATGAACGTCACCAAGAGCATTTTCAAGATCGGTAAGGCCATAATCAAGAGTTCCAACAGTATTTACAAAATTCCGCAAACCACTTGATGCAGAAGTAAAACTTCCTTCTATTCCTAACACATCAAGTCCTAATTGCTCAATAACAACACCAACTTGATCACTTGCTAAACCAAGTCCCTTTAATTCTGATTTAAGTTTTGAAGTATCTTTAGAAACACCAGAAATAATATTACTTACTTCATCAAAAATAATTGTTAATTCTTCACCCTCAACTCCCATATTTTGTAAAGATTCAATTGCAATATCCAAACTTGTTTTCTGAGCATCGGTAATATTAATTAATTCTTCGGAAAGTCCTACAACGCCTGATTTTGCTTCAATCATTGATGCAGCAGTGGACCGTCCCATCGTAGTTGCAAGAATTTCAAATGATTTAAACTCCCCACCTAGATCAATCCACATCTTTTTCTGGTTGTCATACATTTGCAAATTGATATCATTTATACTGTCTGCGGTTTCTCTAATCCCCAACCCGAGCCGTTTTGAGCGAGTCAGGATTGAACTTTCAGCATCCATCATAAATGCTTCAAGTCCACCAAATACCGGGTTCATGCCCTGCTTAAAAGTATCCCCCATCGCATAAGCAAAAGCATCAGGGCCAATACCCATTTGATTCATCAATTCTGACATAGGGGGGACGTCCTCTTTCATCATCTGTGCAGCCCAAAGAGAAATCCCAATAGCAAAAACAGAGGCAACTGCTGCACCACCTATCCCGCCGCTAACCCCTCCTAATCCAGCACTACCACCTTCTTCAGCAGCAATCCCACCTACAACACCCTCATATGCCCCACCATACATCCCAGTAATCGCGGCTTCCTGGGCGGCTTGAGCCGCTATTTCAGCGGCAATAGCCTCATAAGCAGCAGAACCCACAACCGTTCCTGCATATCCAACCCCGCCACCAACAGGACCACCAACGGATACTCCAGATGCAGAAGTAGGAAGTAATGAACTTCCACCAGTTAAATATTGATACCCAGAATAAAGAGTTCCAAGCGATCCTAAACCGCCACCAAATCCGCCGCCGCCACCACCACTTGAACCACCACCAATAAAGCTACCAATTGCTCCAAGAATCCCCCCAGAACCACTTAATAGATTGCCAATTGCCATCCGGCCCATATTCATAAGCCATGCAGCAACCATTTCGGCAAGCATATTTTTAAACATGCTAAGGAATGAATCAAAACTTATCTCACCTGTTTTTATCCATTCAGCCAATATATCTTGTATTCCATTATATGCTTCATCCCAACGATCTTGAATATATTTTGCAGTTTCATCTGTATCGGACTTATATAATTCATCAGTATTTATAATCTCGGCCCTTAATACATCTTGGCCTTGTTGGAAATCAGATTGCATTACATCATAAGACATGCCTGTTTCCATTACTGATTCAGTAAGACCATCTTGTGCCAATCTCGCTTGTTTGGAGGATACTGTTAAATTGTCAAGTGCTTCTTTTAATCTATCGGCATTTGACGCACTCCCCCCAAGAGCTTCCTTCAAAAGCAATTCGGCTTCATTTGCGTCTCTTATTTCCTTTTCAAGAGGGAGGTATGTATCAACAACCCTTTGAAGTGCGTTTGCATGATCTTTTGCTGCTTTTGTTACTTTTTCAGTTGTATCAACATTATTTTTATTACCCTTATTTAAATCATTAACTACGTCAGCTGTATCACCAACAACTTTAGCAACTTTTTTATAAACTCCAGCCTCTTTATACATTTCATCCGCAATTTCACGAGTTACAACAATTTCCTTATCCATTTCTGATACAAGTTGATTTATCTTCTCCTTATGATTATCAACCGCTACAGAAGAAATATTTAAACTATTACCAACATTAATAATTGCAGAACCAATCTTATCACCAAATGGCATAGCCGCCATTAAATTTCCAAGGTCAACAATCCATTCCTTGAATTTTAATTGCATTTCATAAATAATGGTATCCCATCCACTTTTAATTCCTTCAAAGGCAATTAACGCACCATATTTAATATACGTCCAAGATTGATCTAAACTCGTTACAAGATTTACTCCAGCCTTTCTTACAATCTCAAATTCATCATATAAATATTTGCCTATTTGATATCCAATCCAACCAGCAAATATCATATTTACAGCATTGCCAAGTGTCAAAAAAGAAAAAGTCGCCTTCTTTGCCGCTGCATCAGCAACAACAATTGCTTCTGCATGTCTTGCAGTCGCCCCTGCCGCTATAATTTGTGCTCTTGAATTATTAGCTACAGCGGTAGATAATTGAGCTTGTACAATTGCAGCTTCTTGAGTTGTTACGACATATCTCTGTTGTAACATTGAAACATCAGCAGTCGCCCTTCCCTCTACAATTAAAGTTTGAATCTGATTTTGTTCAGCAGTAATTAAGGCAAGTTTTGAACGTAATGAATTTATTTCAGAAGCAGACTGTTGAACCCTTGCAATAGCCAATGCCTCTACAGAAGCCAACTCTTGAACATTGGCTGCAGTTTTCATTGCAGTCGCTTGAGCACTACTCAACATTACTGCATTTCCGGCAGCAACTTGCGTATGAAATTGAACAGTTGCTGCAACTGCCTTATATTTTAATGCTATCCAAGCACCAATAGCTGCCAGAACAGCAGGGCCATAAGCAACAACGATATAACCAGCAAAAATTTTAGTTGCAGTGGAAATTGTATTTATCAATGATACAACAGCATCTCTATTTTCTCCTAAAAATTTTGTCATTGCCTTCATTGCTTCTGTTGATGCCTTCAATCCAGAAGTCAATGCATCCATTACACCTGCTTCGCCAACCTCATTTTTAAAATCCTTAAATGCAGTTATTGATCTTTTCCATGCGGCAATCGCATTATCAGAAGCATCAATTGCACCTTTTGCATATCTTTCATGTAATGCTTTTGCCAATTTAGGAAGCAAATCATCAGACAATACTTGTCCAGATTCAACCAACTTCGTAAAACTCTGTTGAGTCATCCCCATTGCACCAGCAGCCATTGCAAAAGCGCCCGGAAGTCTATCACCTAACTGCCGACGTAACTCTTCCATTGATACAACACCCTTTGACAACATCTGTTCAAGGGCATATAATGTACCTTTTGTTTGATCTGTCGAAAGTCCTAATGCGGTTGATGCTTCAATTACAGATGTAAAAATATCATGCTGTTGTTGTAATGATAAATTTGATGTTTTAGCAGCAGCAGAAAATGACCGATATGCATCAGCAACAGAATAAAATTCTTGTCCAAGTTTATTTGTTATTTCTCTTACATAATCAAGTTCCTGTTGAGCAGCTCCAACTGAACCATTGATGGCGCGAAATGAATAATCAAGGCGTTGAACCTCCATTCCTGTTTGATAAAGTTCCTTAATCACTTCAACAATTCCAAATCCAGCAAATACTCCCATTGCTGTATTTTTTAAAGAATTTAATCCTCGTTCCATTGCTCCGGTAGACGATTTCAAATCCTTTTCGGCGCGCTTCAAGTCGGAGGTATCAACCCCCAAATGGGCCATCAATGTTCCGATATTAGCCATTTTTCTTTTTTCCTTTCATGGAGTCCCGAAGTGATTTGAAAATATCTTTAACCGTTATAACATTTACTTTATTTTTCTTATCAGATGCAGTTGGCACCATAAATTGATCAGGGGTAAACGGCTTTGTCAATTTCTTTGTCCGCATTGCAAAATTGGCAATTGTTGAAGCAATTATCCCCATACCAATATCTTGATGCCTATTCCCAAATGGCTCAATCTCACTATATGCCTTCCACTCTGCCATTTGTTCACTCGTCAAATTCGCCAAAAGAAAATCCGGGTGAGGAAAGCCCAATGCCAGGCAGAGGCGAAAGGCAAAAACTCTGCCTGGCCGGGCAATTAGTTTTTTGTGAGTTCCTCAACATCCTGTTTCCCTATTTTGTTCAGGCGCATTGCAACAGTAAAAATCCGCTCAATTGCTGCAGCAGATTTCCCACCAAGCTGCTCAATTTCATCAACAGAATTAAACATCCTTTTTCCTTTCTCATTACAAATTGTTCTGGCACAAAGAGAAGCCCGGAAATTTTTCAAATTCCGTTCCGTGGTGCCATCTTCCTTCATAATAACCATATCTTTTTCAAACTCATCCCTGCCGGTTGCGGTCATCATGGACACATAAATTGATCCATTCCATTCAGGGATATCCACCCTTTCCCGAATAAGATCGTCAGCGGCCAGAATTGCCTCACGAGTAAGAAAGGGAAGAGTTGCCATTTTACCAGTTTCATTTTTTTTCATTTTGATTCCTCTTTACTTCTTGGTTATTAATTCAAACCCTTATTGATTAAGAGCTTACAGTAATCGAGCCAGTAATTTTAAAAGTAACATCAACAGCAATCTTTTCATCCGGTCCAGGAACATTACCGCCCATATCCTGAACATACCCGGCAAAATCAATAGTCGTATTACTTGCATCAGGCAAAACAA